GAATCCCAGTTCGATTCAATACATGTTGAAGCCGAAAATGCAAAAAAGGCGAAAAGCCGAAATGATTTTGTATATGGGCACTTTAAAAAAGAACGGCATAACCAAAAGAAAAATAGCCGATGAAAGACCGAACTAAAATGAAACTGAATGATGCCGTAAAAATCATAGACAATGAAAGGGTCTTGCGCGGTATATACTTCAGAAACCCCGATCAAAGGGATGCTTTCTTTACCATCCTGAACCACGCGAAGAAAATCACGGGGCGTAAAGATAAGATTGATAATGTTTTGAAATTTAAAGGAAGATGAAGAAATGGAAGATGCAAAATTAAAATGCACACAAACTGATAACGCTCTTGTTTGGGCAAAGGACTTTGTGGATACAATTGAGAAAAACAAATGGTCTATTGAGGATATTGATGTTGATTTAATGTTATGTTGGTTTGCCAATGCCATTGAACGCACAACAGATATAAGGGGGACACAACTAACCGATGATGATGCGGTTGTATGTGATAAGGAAACGGAGAAATTATTCTACGTACAGGATAATCGCTCTATTGTCGGTAATTCACTGATGTGGTGGGCTAAAGATAGCCGAGGATACACTTGCGATATCAAAAAAGCCCATGTTTTCAAAGAGAATGAGATTTCTAACTTTAGAGATACGGATATTGCTTGGCCAAAAGACTATATCGATGGGCGATTGCAGCACCACGTAGATTGCCAAGGGGTCAAAAGGGATATTGAGCAATGGAAGATCAAAGAAAAAAACGAAGAGGGAGAGCAGGCGAATGAAAACAGGACAATGCCCTAATTATGTGGACACACCCTCGTAATATTCAGGATTATACCCTACACCGATATCATCAGGTGAGAACCTTTCGCCACTCCAACGCTTAACAGAGCCAATTATTTCAGGGAAATTGTGACTCCATGAAACTGCACCATTTTCATATTTACAGCCGTTCTCCAGCTCCGCATGAGGAAAAACACTATAAAGCTCAAACAATTTTTCTTGTGGCCTTCCTCCGGGATTGTATTCACGCTCACCAACGTAAACATTCCATAGCATTATTGTAGGCCTGTCGCTCTCGTTTACATCACGGAGGAATAACGCATATCCGTTTGCCGTGGCTGGATCTGTATAAGCTATTGACACGCTACGCATTTCTATACAGCCTATACGATGCCACTGAGGGGCTAGAAAAGCCCCCTGTGTGTTTGTGCGTATATCCACGTTTGATAGGCGCAGATTGTTCACAGAGCCGTAGAATTGGACACCATCCGCGTGATAAGTATTGCCAGATGTGTTTTCCATGTTTTCAAGCAATGAATCTTGCAAGTAACAGTCGGGTGTCTCAACTTGCCCAGACCAACACCCAAACAAAACAGCGTCCATCCCGTCTTTTTTACGGCAATCAATATGCACACCACAAACAAACGCAGACTTAACTTGATCGTTAATCCTTAAAACAGCACGTAACTGTGAATCCGCTGGTTTTATCGCATTTAGTTTTGCACCAATAATACGTAGATTCCGACCTCCATTGATACGAATGCCAGCCAAGTTTAGCTCTTCGGGGAAGCGTACTATAGTATCAACCGTTTGAGGTATTGTGAGAGTAATCAAATCATAGCTATCAAAGATACGATCAGATATGTTGGGATCGTCACACTCAAGCAATATATCATTGCCATCATCAAGGTGTGTGAAGGTGTAAGTTCTCTCATTATATAGCTTGGGTGGTGCATATACAGTCATTTCAAATCCTGTTATAAAATAGTTAAAAGGGAGGATGCAATATCAGCACCCAGAGTTGTGTATCCTGCCGTTGTAAAATGCAGCTCATCCCCTTGTAACGCATTCCCTTCACTATCAATATTCACTGAGTTAGAAACAGTGTAAGCTGATTCGGCAGTCTGTATTTCATTCCATGTGTTTTCAGGGAATGTACCGTCCATAAATGATGGTTTATCATGCAATATAACACGAGCAATAGGGAAATCAGTTCCAGCAAAACCCCTTAACCGTGATGCCAGTGCCACACTTGCCGTTGAGAATAACGATGAAGAATTACCTTCCACACCATCGGTAGCCCCTTGATTCCAGATCATTGCGCGTATTGTGCCTATGGATAGCGCCTGTTTTACCCTTTGAATTAAGCAGTAAACAGACTCGTGTGTCGCTATCTTGTTGTTTCCTATATCCTGATCCATGTACCATCCCTCACGTGGGACAATAATACCATTAGCCACGGCACTTCCTGTTACGCTATCTGTGATGGTTTCATCATCTTCAAATACACCGCTTATATTTGATAGCCATAAACTTCCAGTCGTTCCACCATCGGTATCTTCTACTATGATAGCAGTAGCACCAGAAGTTCCACCAGTTAAAGTTGCTCCGGCTGTGAAGTTAGCAGATTGAGCATCATATAATAGATTTGCAGAGTATATCATACCAGTACCGCCCTTATTCACAGGGACAGCAACCCATGTGCCGCCTTCACTGTCAATAATATCATCGAGAACCGTACCGACATAACCATTACCCGCAGATGAATCAGAAAGAAAACCAAACTGCTCACTTGTGACATCATCATATGGCTCAGAGAATGCCTTCAATACAGCATCGTTTGCCAATAATTTTATAGATGCAGCGTTGGTTAATGTAGGATCTGCGTCAGCACCAAGCCCAACAGAATTAGACTGTAGACCCGCAAGTACCATATTATTATTGGCATCATAAGAACCAGAAACGGGAGGTACATTTTCTGAATCTCTTTCAAATATAGATCTTCCGGGATGCTTTGAATAATATTTCACTGACCTTATCCAGCCATTAAACGGAAGTACACCAGAGGCGAAAGAACCGAAAACAACACCATACGAAACATCTGCCGGCATAGTTGCAAGAGTTAATTTCAACACTTCAATGCCATTGATAGATATATTACAGAGGTTTTCTCCCCAAGAGATAGATATCTTCTGAATCCCGCCACCAACAGCAATCGCGTCACTATCGAATGTGTAATCCATATACTCAGTTCCGCCAGACGTAACCCTGAACAACAAATCCCCATTAGTATTTTTAAATACGGCGATGCGATTGTTAGAGTCGGAAGCGCCGAACTGGAATAAAGTTTGAAGAGCGGGTGCGCTACGTGGGTACAGATCCTCATACTCTATAAGTATAGCCCCTGAATTGGCAGATAGTATAGCTGGCGTACTATCTTTTAGCTCAGGAGCAGAACGTGTCGCACCTGTAGATCCTGTTGTTATTATAGGACTGGATACAATATTGCCCTCTTCAAATTGAACAGCAGCAATGTGAACAGTGTTACTTGCTGTAACGTACAGAGACATATAACGAGCCGTATTATTAACTGCAAAATCTTCTTCTGTTATTTCTTCCCACGCCCCACTTACCGCCGTGAAATTATTCAGTGCAGGCCCATTGCTTAACTTAACATTCCCTTGATATCCAGTGGATTGAGGGGAAGCCAAAATACGGTAAGAATGATTATTTAGATTTCCTGTATTTACGGAAATTCGATATTGAGTTCCCGCAGTCCCCCCCGTGAGGGCTATAACATCGCCATTCTGAAGATCAGAGAACAGCGCCCCCGTCAGTGTCGCTGTGCTGATACTGGAATCCGTGACCACACTAGCAGAGCCATCGCCCGAAGTCGGAACTATACCCCCTATTCCAGTCGGGGCAAAGTTCGCATGATTGGATTTATTAACAGACGTTTCTTCAATTCTTATGCCCCGCGCAACACCAGATGAAGTGTGATCTATAAGCTCCTCATTTGTGGTTGCTTCTTGCATAAGGCCACCATCGTCTATGTAAGTAGCAACCGCATCTGCGCGTGTATAAGTGATATCAGCATCCAAAGCAGACAAAAATGAGTAGTCTTTCGTTGTGACTCCTGATCTTAATCCCCTAGATACAGAAGATAGCCGCGCTCTTTCTCCTGATCTTAACATTACACACCCTCACCAATAGAGATATAAAGATCACCAGTTCCCGCTGATAACTGTATGGCACATATAGACACGGCATCATCTGGAAGAACATAGCTTTGTGTTGATTTTGAAGCAATCATTTTTCCGTCTTTGGGTACGGATGTTGTCGGTGCTACCGCAGATCCTCCCGATACTGTTGCTGTGACAAATACAGATTCGGTGCTGTCATTATACAAAATTACCTTAGAATTTGACGGTATAGAAGCCGGCAAAACCTTCTCTGCTGTTGTCGCACTAATCGCTAATCTAAGGCATGATGTGTTTAAATCTTGTGGCTTCATGGTAATTCTCCTTTGGTTATCTTATGTTTATTCAATGAATTTTACAATCCATATATTTTTTTTATCTCTTCACTTCTTGGCCTCGCTTGCTTCCTTACGCGTTTTGCATCCGACCCTTGCATTTCTTCACGAAATTTCATTTTCAATGTGTGAGGCCTGATAATTATACGCTTGTGAAGCGGTGCTGTTTGATTATGGCGATTTATTTCATCCATAATTGATTGATAAACAGCTTGCATTGCCCTTGATTCTTCTTTTTTTCCTTCGGAAGAAAGCCTATTTCTTTCAGAAAGTGCTTTGGCAAGCCTTTTGTAATAGCGTGAACGAAGTTCATTAACCGCAGACGAAGCCCGATTTATTGCATACCCAGCCTGTCTTTCTTTAGATATTTTAGCAGAAGTAAACCCAAAGAATTTAAGCGTGGCATCTGTGTTCGTTACTTTGTCAGAATCAATAACTTTTTTGCCCTTTCGTGTTCTTACACCATCGGTAGACCATTGATATGCCTGCATTGGATTACGCATAAATGCAGGTGCTATTTCGGATACTGCCCTCATAACATCACCCTCGTTCGCATACCCAGCAGCACGAACTGGGCGCTCATAAAGCATATCATACCATACGCCAAGGAAATCAGATGTATTGTCAGGCGCAACATTACCGAACCCCAAACGACCAGATAAATCAACATTCATCATTGAAGCAGGAATACCCCTGATTAGAGTTTCTGCCACCATCGGATTTGTTTTACTTGCAATAAAGTCGTGAACATCTGTTTCTATGTCAAAGTCTTTTCCTGTGGCGAATTTGTAAAGCCCCTCTATCAAGTCCTGTAAATCATCCTCAAACGGCAACCCTTTTAGTCCTGCAACCGCCACAACAGCGATAATCATTGAGGCTAGAGCAGCTTTATTCTTACCACCGTTTACTTTTCCAAGGCGATACATAAGCTCAAGAGTTTGCATTTGGAATGACAAGAACTGGAATACCAATGTTCCATACCCACGGGCAAGCTGTGGCCTGTTATTTTTACCAAGACGGTACTGTGTCGAGATAACAGAAAATTCAGCAAACGCAAAGGCGAAATCTTCGTTTGTCTGTTTTCCGCGTATCATTGACTGACCAAACTCGTCATTTTTCATGAATGCCTCAATCGACTTCTTATTTTTAGGATCAAGAGCAAGTCTGTATGCCGATATGAATGTAACAACACGGTTCATTTTTTCAGGAACAGAGAACGTTAGGGCTATGGTTTCTGCCGCCAACCTCTTTTTCTTGGAAAGCCCACGCAAAGCCTGTGTGTTGCTATTTGAAATCGCCATAGCATCATTCGTTGCCAAAGATAAGAAGTCACCTTCGTTATATGCCTTTTCAAGAGCATCGCGCACATCTAATGGTGCTTTGTCAAAAGAAAGCATTTCAAGCCCGTTTTTGAAAGTGAATACTCCCGCAGAGTCTTTATATGCTTTCGTCATTTCTGTGGCTATCTTAGCATGGGAAAACATCCCTTTGAAAAATGGCGCTGTTACCAACAATGGCTGTGATAGGTTCATGACACCAGACGATACATTACCTGCAAGATACCAGAAAAATCCCATCATACGGATTGTTGCCATTTCTTCCTTCGGATCATTCACATAGTCATGATACTTAACGGCGTATTGGTGCAAGCCTTTCTTTCCGCTATCAGCAACAGAACTCACCGCAGATTCAATGTTCTTTTCATGTAACCTGCGTGATATATATGATGAAACGGACACAACATAATCATTTATTCCACGTTCAAAGTCAGGGCTATATCCTGAAACATTACGCGATTGAAAGAAGTGGGATCTAAACCCTTTCTTTTGCATTTCGCTCTGTATGAGAGAACGGAATTTATTAATGTCAGCAGTTGGTATATTGCTCCCAGAAACAAGCATATCAAACTCATGTAAATCAATAAATGCTGCAGACTCGCTAAACTTATTCATTTCAAAAAAGTTTATGTCATAGCCATTTTTATCGTAGTCCTTTAAGAGCCTGTCCAGCGCATCTGCCTTGGCTTTGCTAACAGCTTTATTTTTGTTTAATGACTTAGGCACTTCTATTCTCTCAAAATGAACAACCTCACCGTCAACGTCCTTGACAGATACCCCTATTTCTCCCCAACGCTTGAATGGGATATAGCCCGTCCGTTTTGCATCAAGAACATCATTTATTTTTTCTAAGATGCCTTTGATGTCCCGAACATCGTGGATGTTGTTTGTTTTCTTTGCTTTTTCAAGGGATATTTCAATATCTTCTATGCTTTTCGCATCGTCACCAAGAATGTATTTGTTTTCTTCTATGATGGTTTCGATATATTTATCGAGAGCGTTGTCCATAGATGTTCGCACGCCCAAGTATGCAGCGGTTTCCGCAGGTGACAACATAATGCTATCACCGTTACTCGAATGAACCGTCTTTTCATCAAGGTCATTCTCAGCAAAAATATTACCAGCATCGTCTTTTGAATATGTAACACCCTTCAATCTTCCAATCTCAAGAACAGCATTCACGCTTCTCTTGGATTCCGCATCAAGGTTGTTGTAGGGATCAACAAACTTACCTAGTTGGTGAACGAGTATTTCACGCGCTTTAAATCTTTCAACAACGGCGCGGTAAACAGGTGTAAATTCCTTAAATAAAGAAGCTATGTGATGCGGGTGAAGGATCGCAGCCGAAGCCCCGTTCAAATCCTTCATTACACCTTGATCAAGGCCGCGCACATTTGCGAGTAACTCTGTGGCTTCTGTCAACGCTTTATTCTTATTCTTTCCAAGCTTATATTTAGGGAAATTAGTTTGGCTGTTTTCTTCTTGTGATGGCTTCTTTGCTCTTTCCGCAATATAGCCACTCTCAACCGCTTCAAGAACTGTTTTGGCATCATCAAAATTGTAAGGTTTTCCACGTAAAATATCAGAAACATCGCGGATAAACTTCATTGCCCTATTCGCTATTCTTCGGATAATACCTTTGTTGGCCATGTCTTGAAACGCAAATGCAATAGCTTCTTCGTTAAGCATAGACTCAAGGCGAACAGGATCGGTAATGCCCTGCTCTTTAATCATTATTTCTTTGTATTTATCATCAATCTTGTACTGCTCTCTCCACTTGGAAACGGCTCTATCTTCAAGGATCTCCCATTCATTTTTAGTGAATGCTCCGGCGGCTTTTAAGGCGTGGATTAGCTCATGATCGAATGTTCTAAGAACATCTTTCGTATCCATTGCAACATTAATAATGCCCTTCCAGTAGAAACCTTCAACAAGATCATTGAATCCCGGCAAGTGCGACATATCCTTATTATCAAAGAAATTAAAATTTGCTTCATCCCATCCGCGCTTTTTCATTCGTTCCGATAGTTGATCAAGGATTTCCTCACTCTTATTTTCGCTATACGAATATTCTTGCTCATCATCACGAATATAAAATGATGGATTGTTAATATCCTGCTTATTAGTAGCCCAATACTCCAATGGATAATCATCATAGAATATCTCAACTGGTGCGTTCTTGCGTAAATCTCCTTCAATCTCCACAAGCTCATTACGCTTTCTTTTAAGTTCATCGGATTTCAGGAATTCGTCATTAATCTGACTTTTCAGAACAGTTATTTCACGCTCTGACTTCTGTATAGAGAATTCCGCATTTGATTTTGCTTCTTCCAATTTGTTTATAGCGTTATTCAGCCTTGTTATAACCCCAGAACCATGAAAAGAAGCGTTCTGTATTGACCACGATAAAATAGGGTTTCTGAATGCTGGATTTTTTATAAATATCTCATAAGAGCTTTCAATATTGCTAACACTAGCAAACATATTGACATCAAATCCACGGTACTCGGCTATTTTAACACCGTCTGTAGGCGTTGACTCGTTTTTACTTATCAGCACACCAACGGAATCTTGCAAAGCCTCACCAGCATCAGAACGCTCCGCATGTGCCTTGTTACTTACAGTCATTAGGAATTCATCTTCTTTGAAGCCCTTCTTTGTCTTTAATGCAGAATTAATGTCTTTTATGTATTGGGTCTTATCTAAAATACTATTACCGTTCCGTGAAATAGACGTTTTGACTTGAACCTGCTCGTTGACAAAGTTTTTAGCCTGTCTTGCAAGCTTATCAACATCTGACTGTAATTCAGCTTGTTTCAAAACACGCGCATCACCAGATGTCATTGCCTTTGCCATGCGGAAGTGATCCGTTTCCTCAATATCTCGCATAGATGTTAAGTCGGTATCACCTTTTAAGAATTGTATGATTGCCTTTGCCTTAGTCTCAAGCATCCCCCACATAGTTGAATCGTATGATCCTTCTGTACCATACCCATATATTTCTACTTCGCCATACTGGTTTCCTTGGCGCAATGCACGCCCTGTTCTTTGCTCAAGGTCAGCGGGTAGCCACGGCGCGTCCAAATTGTGAATGGCTTTAAGTCTATTCTGCACATTAAGTCCTGTACCCATTTTTGATGTCGATCCGATAAGAATCCGCACTTCACCATTTCTTACTTTGTTTTGTAACCGGCGCTTTTCTTCCGTGGTGTCAAAATCAGATATAAAAACAATTTCTTCGGCCTTAACGCCCATACGAATTAATTTCCTGCGAATATGTTCATAAGCTGAAAATGATTGCCCGTCTTTAGTACGCGAACGAATACCAAGATCAGAGAACACAAGCTGTGCACCACCTTTGACTTTTGATTTGCGATCATCGCCCCTGTACTGGTTTTTAAAGGTATCATTTGCTGTGTCTTTGTATATTTTATATATACCAGAAATCATATCTTCAAGCTTGGACGGTGTTTCAGGAAGAGAAGGATCAATAAGTCGCATATCAATGGCTGCGTGCCTACCCTCATTAATGATAGCCAATATATTATCAGAGCCTTTTTGATTTGAACGCTGATTGGCAATTTCATTTGTTCTATCAGCTAAGTATTTTTGAAACGCCAAATACTCTGTAGATGGAGGCGTGGTTTTAATAATCATTGTTCCTGATTTCATCGTTGGACGATCCACCAGTGTCCCAAGTTCATCATTTGTCACAACATCCATAAACTGACGTACCATTTGCGATAAAGAGTTCAAATTTCTAAACTCTGCCAATCTCGTAACATTTTTATAATTACCTGAAGGTTGGCGTTCTGCGTTTGTAACACTCGCCGCATAAACAGACGACCATGCATCAAAAGTGGCTATACCTCTTGTTTCAAGATCATCCTCATTCATAAATCTTTGGATGGTGTAAACTTCTGCAAGCGTGTTGGTAAGTGGCGTACCGCTTGCCAACACGAGGTTATTGTTGTGATGGATGGTATTAAGGTACTTTGTTTTCATGTAAAGATCCCACGCAGCCTTAGAGCCTGTGGGTGTAACGCCTTTAACATTACCCTGCATAGTACCGAATGAAAGCTTTCTGAAACCATGTGCCTCATCAACAAGAATTGAATCCACTCCAAGCTGGTCAAAAGAGAATCCCTGGTCTTTGCTTTTTGCTTTAAGGCCACTGATTTTTTGCTCCATTTTCTCAATCTGCTTTTCAATTCTTGCCGCAGTTGAACCGCGCCCAACTGATCCAGAGTTATTGGCTACAATCAATGCTGTTTTATATTTAGCAACTTCTGAAGCTGTCATTTCAACTTCAAATTCCGCAGAAACATCAATCCTAGAGAATGACGAGTATGTCATAATTACAGCATCCCAGTCACCTTTAGCAACATTAGCTACAAAGCGTTGGCGCTTATCTGCGTGGAAGTTTTTTTCATCCGCAACAAATATCTGTGCCTGTGGGTACGCCGCACGAAACTCCCCTGCGAACTGTGCCAACATATGATTCGGAACTACATATAATGGTTTCTTCCACACACCAAGTCGGCGCATTTCCATTCCAGCAGATACCATAGCAAGTGTTTTACCTGCGCCAACGGCATGTGCCATGTAGGTGTTACCAGTTTGTAGAACGCGCCATACTGCGTTCTTTTGGTGAGGCCTAAGATCAATAGTTGACGCAACAGTTATATGTTTTCCGTCAATTTTTCTTGGAACAATATTGTTGTACTCTTTGTTATAACGCTGGTGAACTGTTTCGGCATGGCTTGATTTCCATATCCAATCGTCAAACTTAGATTGCATTTCTAAGGCTTTATCATGCGCCGCTTGTGTGGCGTTTATATCAACAACATTCTTTTCACTTTCATTTTCAATTATGGTTTTTGTGACTTTTATTTCCTTACGCATAAGAAGGCTAGTCAATATATCATCAGCGTTCTTCTTGTCCGTACCAAATTGTGTCGTGTTCTCAGTGGAAGATTTATCAGAAACTCTTACTTCCCAGTTATTAACAATGGCAGAATATGACACTTTCGCACTCATATTAAGCTCTTCTTTTATGAAGTCAGTTATGACCGCTGGCTTAAAATAAGGAGATCCAAGTTGAGTGTTGATATCACTTGCTGGAATATCACTAGGCTGCACAGCTTCTAATGAATCAACATTCTTTTGGTACTTCCTGTCTATTGATACCAGTTTTCTCGCATATTCAAGTTTTGACTGGACATCACCACTTAAATATTCCTCTGCATATACATACAGCTCACCACCTTCATAGCTTGGTATAGCGAACACAAGGTCAAGATCTTCAAGATCTTGTGCTATGCTGTCTTTGTCCCTGCCGAGTTCTTTAGACATTAGATCAAAATCAAGGCCGTTTGTGTGCGCTAAAGAATAATTCATAGAATCAACGGCTGTTTCTATCTTTGGCTTGATAACTTGAGCAACAATATTCTTCTCAAATACATCAGTTTTTCTCGCGGTATCCGTGTCTGCATCATAATTCTCAAGAACAATGAAATTGTAATACTCTGGATCAGCTTTAAAAGCGTCCATGTTAGGATATGTTATTGTCACATTATCAGGAACAGATGATGGATCAAAATCACCTTCGTCAACTATTCCCCCCGCATTTTCTATTTTTTGCTTCTTATCTTTTCTAATTTTTCCGATTTGAGCAGATGTGTATCTCTTGCCTGTATCGGGATTTAAACGCCCAATAATATTGGTTAAATCAATATCACCTTCGTTGAAATCTTCATCAGCAGCCATAAAGTCATTACGCATGGCATCACGATATTGTTCCATGAGTGATCCAGACGGAGGGCGTGATTTTGTTTCTGATTTTGTTACTGGGCCATACTTCTTTACGAAGGAATTATAGCTTTTTTTGAGCTTATCTTGCTCTTCTTTCATTTTGGATGTGTTCTTCGATACCATAGCATTCAATGAATTTCTTAATGAATCTCTGATAGGAACGAGAAGTTTTGCTTTTTCTGCTTCTGTTCTTGTTAATCCGCCAGTGGCTTTCCCACGCATAGGGGCAGGTTGCCCTATGCCATTCTCAACCTGCATTAACTCACCATCTTTAATATAGTAAGATCCGTCTTTTTCTTCCACGGGTGTAAAGTCAAGACCAACAGATGATTCCTTCTTTATTTCGCCAATAACATTCTTCGGAAGATTGTTTACAACATCGGATAACTGCTTTTCTAGGGTTTCGTTATTTGATGGATTGACGGTAAGCGCCTTTTTAGAGCTATACCCTGTACTTGTTGTTCCGTAATCACCAAGAACCATTTCGGGATTGTTAATGAAATACTCGTTAATACTTATGCCTTTTCCATCATCATCCGTAATATCACTTTCTTTTGTGTTCACCCACTCAACGCCATTGCTTTTTTCATCACCAATGCGCTTTCTTAAAAATATAATATCGGTAACAACATCAGTGTGAGCATTGGCTTTGAATGCGGTGTTAGGCAACCGTATAGCACCAATAAGGTCAACTTTTTCAGACATAGCTTGACGCGCTTCCACGCCCAAGGAATCCATAGAAAAACGACTTGTGACAAATCCAATTAAGCCACCTTCAGCAACCATATCTATGCTTTTTGCGAAAAAGTAATTATGAAGAGATAGGTTTTTGTAGTCCTTATCTCCCTTTACTTTGGAATCACTGAATGGAGGGTTTCCAATGGCGGCATCAAACATACCGTCTGCATATTTTGCAGATATAAAGTCAGCATTGCGAACACTGGTTTTTGGATAAAGAAGAGCCGCAATACGAACACTCATAGGATCAACTTCAAGGCCAGAATACTGCATATTCATGCTTGATGGAATCATACCGGCAAAATTGCCAATACCCATGCCCGGCTCAAATACAGATCCTTTTTTAAGGCCAAACACTTCAAATGCTTTCCACATAGACCTTGTTATGGTTTCAGATGTATAATGAGCGTACTGAATGGTTTTATTTGACTGCCTGTATTCCTCTGGCGATAGAATATCTTTGATTTCAGATACAATATTTCCCCAACCGTCTTTTGCATTGCCCTTGCCATCTGGGAATGAATTTTTAATACTTCCCCATCCTGTGAATGTAGCAAGCAAAGATTGTTCCTCTGGTGTCGCAAGCCTTCCCTCTTCCTCAATTTTTTTAACGAGCTTAATAATCTCAATATTATCTTGCGCTTTTTTCTTTTGAGAACGGGATTCGGACAAGTCACCAGCCGCAATAACATGGTTTCCACCAAACTCCTTGAACGGCTCTACTCTGGCGGGAACTGTATCATTGTTGCGAACACTATCTCCGTTGCTATCGTTTCCGCTTGATTTCGCTGCATCTTCTTTGGCATCACTAATAGATAGTCCACCTGCGCTAAATAGCTCTCCTGTGCCTCCTGCGTCACGCTTTTTAGGTGATTTTTTAGCGACTTTTCTTTTATCATCCTTCGGTATAGTTTCGGTGCTTTTTCCGACATCGATTTTTGGTACGCTTGTTGAAACCTTTGATTGTTGAACACTTCCATCGGAGTCCTCCTTTTTCACTAAGTCTTTTAAAATAATAGATGGTAGGTTTTTAAACACAAAGTCACCATCAAACAAATAATACTCGGCACTATCAAGCGTTGCTTGAGGATATTCCTTTGTCTTTGCGTCTATCTCTTGTTGAAACTGTAATGCGTTAAAATCATCGCCACGAGACTTAGCCTCTGCGAGAGCATTGGAGAGCAACCAATCTTGGATACGGCGAACAGTAAGCGTTACTTTGCGCGATGATCCCATACCCACACGCGGGAATGGCGTTGTCGCGCGTCCCGTGGACGTGAGGACAACTTCACCTTCAGCAAGCTTAATTCCAACCTCACCTTGATTAACAGAACTCACCTCTGTTTTATTTAAATCAGTATTTCTTGCCGCTTCAATCGCTTCTTCTTCTGTCGAGAATGTCTGCACTCTTAAAACATGTTCTCCATTTCTAATTGCTCCGTATCTGCCTTCGGATATTTTTTCAGCACTATATTTCACAGCACCAGTTTTATCTTGTTTGTCAGCCTTGCTAGGGTTCTTAGGTTCAGTAGGTGTTTTTACAGCAGTAGTATCCTGTTTCTTTTCAGGTACTTGCTGTATGTTGGCGAAATCTGTTTCGTTGACATCAAAGGCTTTGATCTCGACATTCGTGTCGTCAGCAGGTTCTTTGGCAACTTCTTCACTCCCGCTTTGGACAGGATCAATAGCAACTGATTCCGCACTCGGTTGTTGTGCGTTGACGGGTTCGGCAATATCGCGTTGAACAGGGCTAGGATTAACATCTTCATCTGTAACCTCTTTCTTGATTTCTGCTTTTGGCTTTTTATAATGAATAGCATTTTTTGTGTCACCATTTTTAAGCCAATCTTTAAATTCTGACGCACTCATTACAGCAACCATGCCATAACGATCTGCTGCTCTACCATCAGAGAATGCGGCATTATAAGCTCTTGAAGCCTCGCGCACATAATTAAACCCTATAAAAACTTTGTGCTCATCGAACTCTTTGGTATCAGCGTCAATCTGATCTACGATAAACACTTTATCAGAAGATGGGTTATCACCGATATAAACATCGACATGATCGCCATCTGCGCCCTCTGTACGCTTGATATATCCGTAATGCGCTGGCATTTGCACCGACCACTTTTGTCCATTACTATCAACACCATTACGCTCTGAACCTTTGGGGTTTTCAATCGTAATAGGTAAGCCTAGAACGGAAACATGGCCTTTCTTATACGTGCCACTTTCCTTTTGTGCTTCTGTGGGCTGTGTGTTCACATCCTGTGCTGCAGACTCGATATCAACTTTCGCAGGGATATCCCATTCAGGGAAACGCGCATTAAGCTGATCTTTTATTTTCTTCTTTTGTGCCCTAATAAACTTATTTGCACCGCCCGATTTCGCCTGATCGTTGGCAACGGCAAGAGATTTCGTGAGCTTCTCAAGAGACATTTGTTCATATTCATCTTCATCATCCACTGGCTTTTGTGGACGCGGCTGCATCTGTGGTTGCTGCACATCGAACATTTGTTCATCAGGTGCGACTGGTGTTGTTTCAGTGGGAATCTCTTGCACCGCATTTGCGGTATCATCCACCGCACTTGCGGTAGGAATATTTGACACGATATTGCCATCAGTGGTGCTTAAAGTTTTCAGTCCACCATCTTCATCAAGGATAGTAACTTCAATTCCATTATCTGTTATTCCTGCATCTGTGACCGTTCCCGATACAACTTCACCATCTTTGGTATTTACCTGTTCAACCTGCGCTCCAACAACATATCCTTGACTCGTTAATAACGGATCAATATCAACCTGTGGTAATTCAATAGACTTGCTTTTGGCAATCGGTGTTTCGTCATTAATCGCCGCCGCAAGATCATCTTTGTTCGTTGGCACTTCTACCTGTGATACTGGCTGCGGAACATCTTCTGGCGCAGTGTTTGAGCCATGCACTGCCTTATTTAAGGTATGCATCGCACCAGTCTGCATACCAACTGCCAATACAGTCGTCCCAAGCGTCATTGCCTGATCAAACGGGATAGAGTCGATGTACTCACCAAATGTTAAGTCACCTTCATTGATATATGAGTAATTAGCAAATCCCTGCACCAAGGAAGCAACTTGCTCACCCGGAACTTCTGCTAAAATCTGGTGTCCCAAGGTTTTAAACAGTGAAGAGCCAGCTTTCAAGTCAAATAGCAACTTTGCAGTTGGGATTGCCTCTGTAGCTGCCTCTGTACCGCCTTGTATCAAGCCATAAATAAGAGACACTGAATTTGAGTTACCTGCCTTTTTTGATTCCGCCGCGCCTAGTCCACCAGAAACAACACCCATCTGCCCCAAAGCAAAACTAGGGTTTCTTGTGAGAACGGATGCAACAGTCCCAGCAAGACTCATCCCTATTGATCTTGATGCAGCGCTTAAAAGTTTCTGATCAAGTGTTGCGCCTTCGTTAATTTCTTTTGACGCTTCATCAGAAAGGCGTTGGTTTACAATTTGACCACGATGCGCGAAATTTTCAAGAACGCGAACAGGGTTCATATTATTGTATTCAGATGTGGCTGTGACAAATTCAAGGCCTTGGTCAACTTTATCTGCTGCGTTGGCTGCTAGAATTTCCGCTGCGCCATAAACGCCCCCAAAAGTGTCTGTGGTTAAACCAGTAGTGAATGACTTACCCATTCTATTTACGGTATCAATACTATGATCGACATAATCACTCGCCCGACCTAATAATCCTTGGCTTGGCTCTGTCTTTACTTGTTCAGGATTAATCTCAATGGCATTCGCTTCCCAACCACCACTGTTTTCAGGTTGTTCAATACCAATGCCCGTATTACGCTCTGGAATAGGCGCAGAGGTTTCAAGACTCGAAGAATCTTTCTTAATCTCAATAGCGTTATCTTCCCATGCCATAAAATATTCTTTCTATAATCCAATTGGTGCTGACAATAGAATCTGCTCTTGTGGGCTTGGATTTAATTCCCTGTATCCTTGAGCTAAAGCAGCATTCAGATTGCCTTTTGGTATTTGACCCCGCCTACCATCTGGGCTTATGACTTCAACATAAGGCGATTCATTGAGCCACTGTTGCGCCCCCTGCACATCCCTACCAACTTTATCATAAGAAAACTGCCCTATGTTCTGAGCCGTATCAGCCAATCCTGTAACCCCTGATCTAAGCATATCACCACCTGTACGAATATGTGCGCCAATATCCGTTAAATTAGCAGCACCCTTTGCAATGGTATCCATTCGTGTATCGCTTGGATCGGATTGATACATATAGCGAGAATTTTGATTATCGCCATACGGTGTGAAGCTAATACCTTGCTGCTGTGGTTGTACGGCGGAACTTTGTCCACCTCCATTGACAGGATGCATTCCTTTTTGAACAGCGTCTTGTAAATCTGTCTGTGGAATAGAAAACATACGTCCTGTGGATGGATCGCTAACAGTGACACGAGAGGGATCATCCACTGGTGATGGTTGCCCTTGCTGTGTCGCCGGGTTCATGTTTTCTTGTGTTTGATAAGGATTCGCACCTATCTCACCCTGACGCTTCTGTATTGCATCCTGTGAAGCGGCAAGAGGGTCACTGGTATCTGTTAGCCCTGTACCGCCGCCGTATGGCGTGGGTTGTGCCTGACCGCCATATGCTGCGTCCCAAGAGGCTTGAGCTTGCTCCATAGCCGCTTGTGCTGCACCTTCTTGAGCAAGCCCACTGGAATTAACTTGATTATATGCTTTCATCCCCGCTTCATACCTCGATATAGGAGGTTGACCAATCTTGTCTCTTTCAAGGTCAATAGATGCTTGTTGATACGGAGTCATTGCAGCAGGTTTAGCATTGTCCATCTTCCATTTTTCAAGACGTATCATGTTCTGATAACGCCTATCTTCTGGGTTAATGGGCTTTCCCGCAGCTTGCTGTGATGCCAAGAGGCGCTTGTCAAAATCTGTGTTACCGTTCTGCATCCAAGCTGTAGTGAATTTCTGCGCGGCCTCTGGATCATCACCGTAAATCTTGCCAGACAAAGACAAGCCTTTTGAAAATTCAGCATTACTGTAAATTTGATCTGGAACTTCTAGCCCCTTTTGTTGAGCAAAAAAACGGGCTTCGTCCGATTTGCCATCGCCAGCAAATTCAAAAACTTTCAGCATGTCATTATCACGCTGTGTCTGTGCCGCCGCATTCTTTGCTTCATCCCTCGCGTGCACCTGATCCAATTTATTCGTTCTGGATTCATATGCAGAAGCCATCGTATTAACTGGATTTGCAATACTGTCGACTAATCCTCGTTCCATTATCCCACCTTCTTATAATTTGAATCTTTTTCTTCTTTCATACCATTCTTAATTTGATCGGCAATAATCGCACCAAGATCACCGATTGTAGATGATTTTAAATTACTTTGGCCTTTGATGTTTGCAGCCGTGACATTACCCGTATCAGTAAGTCCACGAGAAGAAACTGCTCCACTCTGCACATTGTTTGTAGCCAAATTTTGGCCTGATGCGAAGTATTGCCCTGAGAGGCCACGCGCCGCCGTATCGGATCGATTCTGGTTTTGCTGCATAAAATTATTACGCACGCGCTCATCTGCATCACTAACCACCGCTGCCGTAGCACGAGCAGAACCACGCAAAGACGAACCGCGCAAAGAAGCCACGGCCTCTTTCCTCGTATCATCTACCGCCATTTTCTGATGTGGTGTCAGTTTAGAGCCACGAGCAATCACCTCTTGCGTTGCTGTCAGTCCGGGCGATGCCGCACTTCTGTTCATCCGCAAGCTTTCTTCTGCACGCTTAACTCCAGCAAGCTGCGCCGCTGTAGCTTGCTTGTTTGATTCTATAAGCTGCTGCGTAGCTTGGTTGTTGGCTTTTGACTCTTGCTGTGCGCCATACACTTTTGTACCGACATCAATCACTGTCGGTAGCAATTTAGGTATAAAACTCCAAAAGCTCATATCTTCACCTATTCCTTATTTATCCAACAAGCCCACGAGAAGGGCCTCCACTCATTTTTGACAATGGATCAATAGCGCCATCCATGCTTTCATCGTTTTGAGACTGTGGCATTTGCGGAGGACGTATTGCTCCTTGTTGCTGCTGATTATTCAATAACCCCATAGATTCAAAAACAGGGACAAGCTCTGGAACAACGAGAGCTAATTCTGCCGCCGCTTGTGGGCTGACACCGTTATCAACCGCGTTACCAAAATCAGGGTTTTTTTCACCTTGTTCTTGAATACGGCTCAAAAGAACATTTTGTATCTGCTGATTAAACTCGGTGTTAGATACCCTAGCAATACCGCTACGCTCTTGTGGTTGTGCGCCCTGTGGTGCGGGATTCTGTGGCATTGGCGCTTGTGGTACGCCTTTCTGCGGCATTCCTTGACCCATATTGTCCATGATTCTCTCCTACTTCAAAAATTCTATATCTTTATTGCTTTTACTATACGCGAAACAATCGCCCTCGCCAAGACAATCAAAACCACGATCTTTATATGATCTAGCCACAACAGCATGATCGGTTAATGACCAAATAACAGCATCTTCACCGATGATAGATTGCGCCTTTTTAATTCCCGAATCTATGACCATTCTAAGAAACTTTACGCGCCGACCTGCTCCGATATCAGGATCAACCATGCAAAAATCCATATGGCACAATTTACTATCGTTTATAAAAAGCAAACATGCTGCGACTGGTTTGTTTTTGAAAATAATCATTGCGCCATGTTTAGGAATGCAATCTTTTGGTAAAGCCTCACCATTATAATATAAACCCCACCACTTACTTATGAGTGGGTAATGATCTTCTTTGTTGAAGTCTATGACTTGTGTATTAAGCACTAGAACAATACTCCTTTTGAATTTCTTTTAACTGAACATTTCTTGGTGTATTATCGTTTAAAATCTTGATCCTGTCATTATCATTTAATCGTGATTCATCATCTTCCGGCACTTCCATCATGTCGGATGATATGAACCACGGCGTAACAATAATATTGTGCTCAGTCGCCATAGGGTAGACAACCTCAAAATCTCCTTGAGTATCAACTTCTCTTGAATATTCGGAGTCCTCAACACGAATCCATTTGCCATTTTCAAAAACAGCGTGCCCCTCTGAAATCTTTGTGTTTTTGTACTCATAAATAGAAAGGCTATACGCTTGTCCTATTCCGTGGATTATTCCCCCACCAAGAATAATATCACCAAGAACAAGAGATTCTATCTCAATAACACTACCATCACTAAGAACAATAGGTGTCCCCTTGGTGAAGCAAAATAGACCCCCGATTATCCCACCAATGAATGATCCAATAGCAGTGCCTATGCCGGGTAAAATAGCAGTTCCAATAATAGCCCCCGATTGTGCACCGATAGCAGTTCCAGCCCCAGTTGCCACTGCCTGTGTTCCAGACCCCGTTTCTAGGTATGAAACAGCCGCAGCCGCGAATCCTGCCCCAACAGCCGCGCCTGTGCTACCTGCGCCAAGGCTCGCCGCAGACGATGCCCCTGAAGATGCACTGGCTGTTGGGGCAAGGCTCGCCCCTGACGATGCACCGGCTGTCGCGCCTGTGCTAACACCAGAAACCGCAGTCGCACCAACGCCTTGAGTGGGCGCAGATAATAACATTGACGTTGTTGGCGCAGAAGAACCGATAAGACCACCACTGGCCTCACTAGCGAAATTAGAAACCCCGTACTTCAATGATTCACCAACACCAGAACCGGCGCTCAACGCCTCTGCAACACCAGACCCAATTCCTTTGGCTGCATACGGAACGGCCATATTAACCAAGGATTCACCTATTCCGGGCTGTTCAACGTCCGTAAGTCCCTCAGATGGTTGTGTAGGTTCTGCTTGTGGGGCTATTGGTTTTGGAACAGGATCTCCTTGTCCAGATAAGTTTTTTTGGTTCTGAACCCCTGCGCTTGAAGCATTCCCCTGATCATCAACGCCACCACCAGCAAAGTTAGCATAGCGTGAACCCCTATAAGAGTTTCCCTGTAGTTCTAAAAAGTCATTCTCAGCCATAATATATACCTAATCGTTCCTTATAAGTTGCCATTCAAATGTGATGGTGTTTCCTGAACCGGGCGCTGCAAGCATTATAACAGTAAACTTGTCTACTGCGTAGGTTTTTGTCTTTGGAATGTACGCGCTATTGGAAGGTGAACCAGTCGTTGATACCGCTTGAACAATTATACGATAATTAGTATCGGCCTGTTCATCAGTAAAAACAAGTTCAAAACCAATATCTGAACCTGATATATCAAATGTTCCCGATACAAGTCCGTCAAGTATATTTTTATTGGCGCTTGCTAAATTGTATGCTTCATTTGCTGTCTGTTGCGCTTGTGCCAAGGTTGTATCTGACGGATCAGGCAGACTGGCAACCGTAAAATCAGTTGTGTTTACTTGACCGTTGATGTATGAAACTGAATCCGTAATGACAAGGTATGCTTTCCAAAACCAATCAATGAGGATGGGCAAGTCTGTTGCCGCATTACCAGTGGTGCGCGGAGGGGATTCAAGAGGCTGTGGTGCTGGTACAAGGGAGCTTTCGGGCATTATCTCAACACCTTCTTAATATCCACCTGCATACGGCGTAGTTCAAATGGCGCATCATCGGTCATAGATATTTCAAACTGCCATGTATCCGCTGTGCCTTGCGCTCCAAATTCAACAAAAAGAAGGTCAGAACCAGTCTCACCTAATTCTCGAACTTGAATATTATTCCATCCTTTATTATCAGGATTTGCTCTAAACATAATTTTAGGCGATGTTTCATATGTTCCAACACCACGCTTAATTGTAAGGCGAACACGATCACAGCGCATCGTTCCTGCTGTGTCGTAATGTGCTGTCCGGCAATATGCCCTCTGAACTTGCGAGTCATTACTATGCGTGCCTGAATCAAGCTCATAGACCTTACCTTGACCACCAACGAAGGTTTTACCCCATAGGCTAAATATAGAGCGACCCTGCCATAATGACGGAACACCATTATTTGCGTCCCATCCGAAAATCTCAAACCACTGCCCACGGCGTATATCAAGAACAAATGTAAATCCCTTTGTCCCGTATGAGTTTGACGATTCGGGCGACTGGAATATTATAAACTTCTGCCCCTTAATATAGCATGGAGCAGCCCACGCCTTGTTTAGACTGCCGATATTTTCGGGCAAGGCGTACCTATCTTCAATTTCCTTTTGTATATCATCACCCACTGACTGCGATGTTTGTCCCGATAGCCTAACAAACTCTCTGCGTGCATTCAGTCCCCACGCAGAATTATCAGCGAAACATAATGTCGATGGTTCATTTATGCCATCGCCAATAGACCACCTTTTATAAAACGGAACTGTTCCAGACCGTCTTTCGTATTGCTCCAAGCTTTCCTCACCCGCAAACAAAATTTCATTAAATGGCGTTATGAGCATGGCATTAATGTTATCTGGCGACCCATCAACAGCAAAAGTATCGAGAGGATTCCAAACGCCAAAATCATCTACAGTGGCATGTTGAAAACGACCAGAATCCTTCTCAACCGCCAAAACATAGCCATCAACAAAGCCAACGTAGGACGAAAGTGGTGCGTCCTTCGATAAGACTTTATTTTTATTACCATCATATTTTATTATTTGAGAACCAGCAGCCATCATAAGGCCATCACGAGTTTTAGCGAATGAACATCGTTCACCACCAAGAACTCTTGGCCCTTCAATCTTTGTCGCGTTTCCGCTTGAATCCATACGGAATACTTGCCCATCTGTACCAACACCGATCAAGTCGTTTTGAAATCTTCCAAGATGAATATCACTGCCACTATCAAGATTTACAAATTCCTTTAATCCGGGGAATCTTGATAAGCCATTGCTCTCCGTGACAAAACAATTCTCTAAAGCCCCAAACGTGCTTGTAAGAGCCTCTTCATCAAGGTTTTTGAACAATTTTTTATTTAATGGTAAGTCTGTCCACTGTGACATTATGTGCTCACCACATCCACATGAACAGTCCATTCTAATGTATGGCTTGCTGCGCCAGTCACCTGAACCTCTATTTCATTACCATTCGCCACAAATGCAGCAGCATAACCCGATGTTGTTTCATATACCGCACGAATATTCACATTTCCAGTGGTATCAAGGGATGCCCCTGTAGGTGTAAGTGTTCCATTCACTGTCGCACTTCCGGGCGTTCCATTGTCGTCTGTTATCTATTCATTGTCCAAAAAGTTACCCTGAATGTCTGTGAGCGTTAATGTCCCTGTCGATCCACTATCGCTGTCTGCTTGAATACGCGCAGTAGCCCCAGACGATGCCCCCGTCACAATAGCACCTGCTGTAAAGTTCGATGTCTGCGTGTCGTAAGCAAGAGCCGAACCCACACGATAAGCACCGCACCCTATATGATACATGGCGCGTTGTGCAACATTCCTACCTTTGCCGATAACCTTTGCTTCAAGATAAACTTGCTGACCGGGCAAAAGCGGTATAGACCACGCCTTTGTTGACACTGCCGCCGTGGTTAATCCTGTTGATTCCCCGTCCCTTGAGGTTGTTCTGCGTATAAGCTTCGCAGATTCACCCGAAATAGTTACCCCGCTATCTTCAAAACAGTTTTCAATAATAACAAAGTTATCAAGCGGTGTTGTCATTATAAATTCAATGTCAGATAGTATCATATCTTTTATGATAACATTCTGGGCTGTTCCGGTGACTTCAAACTCGCCACCATCTATCCGACCACCAGAAATTGTAATATTTATAACGTCATTGTTTTTTTGCGTTGACGGGGTTAATGCCGCTGTATCATCCTGAATACTTATTGTTTTGGTGTTGCTTTTCCACCAGCATCCAAGGAAGCTAACATTTCTCGCTCCATTGATATTTATAGGATGCTCGGCGCACGATTCAAACCCAACACCAATAAAGGCAATATTTTGACATATCTGATCTTCATAGGACATATTAATACCAAGCGTAGTCGCCGTTGATACAAGGCCACCAATCCATACGGCATCCTCAAAAACGGCATCTTCACCAAATAACTTTGCGGCATTGACTGTATTTATAATGGACAAATCATGCCAAAGGAAGTTACGACCACCGTACAGATACATGCCAGTTTCAAATCTTGTAATCTTCACATTGTCAAAAATAATGTTATTTATATTTTCAGATTTAACACCAATAGAACCACTTGATAAACTATTACCATCAAGCGTGATATTGCTAAACCCTCCACCTGTTCCAACAATCGTGAAGCTTTCAGACCCAATAACACTTTCAAGCGTTGTGGCATCAATACCATGCCCTTTAATTACGATATTTTGAGGCACTTCAAGAGTGTTCACTTTATACAAGCCGGACGGGATATTTACAACACCACCATCAGGAAGCGCAGCAATAGACAAACCCATCGTTGTTGTATTTGTTGCTGCTACACCACTTGCGCCTTCGGTAAATACACCGAAATTTGACACGTTTACTTCACGTCCAATAGCCGCAGACAAGGTGACTGGATAAGATGAATTTGTTGCGATTACAGTCGCACTGGAAGCGTCCTCTGCATCAAGAGAAGATATATAAGGGCGATGAATACCGCCGTTATCTATGCCATTTATAGAAAAGTAATACGATTTATTACAGTAAATGGGTGACGTGAATTTTCCGTACCGAACGCCGCCTTCTGCTTCCATAGATTCTAAAGTTTGAGGATTGGGCGCTGATACTGATAGAGCTTCATCTGTATAAATACTAGCAGGTGTGGTTGTCCCCGCAAGATATATATAAACCTTTGCTCCGCCGTACCCCGGCCTCCATAGATCAAATTCTGGTATTCTACTCCTTATTTAGCACTCCAACCTGTTGAACCTGATCCAGCCTCTTTGACGTACATCGTTGTACCTGAACCACCATCTTTTCTAATAAATATAGTCCCAACATCCGCAGTAACGACACCTTCTGGTGTTCCAAGACCCGATATTGTAGGGGACAGACCAACAATTCCACTATCATGATCAGGCGTGTTACCAAGTCCTGTTACCGTTAAAATCAAAGGCTGCTGGTGATAAATGGGCTGTTTAAACTTGCCGTATGAATCCAAAGTTTGAGGATTAGCCAGTAATGCAGATCCAGAAATAGAAGAATACAAGGTTGCCTTGGTGCTTGATTTTATACCGCTCTGAACTAGATATGCTGTAACAATAGCGTTCGCATATATTGGATTTGCTGTGGCAAAATCATCGAGTGACGTTCTAGCTGATGTCATAATATCCCATCCTATAATTGATTGGTTAGCGTCTACCGTCCATGAAGAACCCCAAGAACTACCCCAACTCCCATTCCATACATCCATAGCACTACACTGGCCTCCATGCATCACCATCTTCGCCAGTACCGACAACTTGAACGTCATTCACATACTGATTGTTGGCATCAACATTTCCGGCAACTGTGAAATTTAAGCTGTCTGTTTTGGCTTTAATGGCATCAATTAGAGTATCCACTGCTGCAAGTTCTGTCCCTGTAGCTGCGTCATAATCAGTGAGCGCAGTATCGCATTGCGCGTTAATTTGAATAATATCAATCCTCGCATTATCCGAAAGAGTAATGTTAGTAACGCCAGATGTCGTGAAATTACCTCTTATAGAGGCAGATCCACCCGTACACGTTCCTTCAATAAATTGTCCATTACCTTCAAGGCTCATTGTATCCGTACCAACATCGCCCATGTTCTCAACTTGAATACCGCCAGAATAATGCGACATCATCAAATTAACATTACCAATAGCGCCACCAAAATCAAAGGTTGGTGTTCCCGTAGAATAACAAGATTCCATGAAGTATGCTTCTGCCGCTGTAGATGTTATCGTTCCTGAAATACCGCAGTTTATCGCGTGGATGCCCGGTACATTTATATTGCTTATATAACACTCGACGAACAACGGCTTTACCCCAGATGATGATGCAGAGCCAGATATGTGAGCGCCTTTTATATAAGAAGAATCTATACTTTGACCATTCAATACAAGATCATAATCTTCGCCTAATATACTGTAATTATCTGAATTAGCCGTGAGCGTAATTGCCGAAGCTGTAGCAATTATGAATTTTTTAATTCCGAGTGATGCGCTTAATGTTAAGGCATCTGCCCAAGTGTCTACTGGATTGGAAACAACGCCATTTGTATAGTCCTGTGCACCTGAGCTACCGTTTATGGTATCAACCCATATAGCACCATCTTGATACCCTGTATTCGTGGCATTACCGCCATATATAGCATTATGAACAGCTTCTTCAATGACCTGATACTCATGACGAACAGGACGCGCCCCCGCTGTCGCAGATACCGTCACGACCAAAGTTCCTACTGTATTCGTGTCTGTCGCATCAAGTTCACAGTTATAATACCCGTCTGCATCAGATACGGGCGTTGTAGCGTCATTCTTTGCCCCAAGTGTTTGACCGTTTTTAGAGAGCTTTACCGCAGGGCTTTCGCCAGTTTCAGAGGTATAGCCATCCGTGAGATCAACGAAAGGCCCTATTAAAATGTCTACTGCTGTTGATTGTTTTAGAATATTCATGTTCACATACCGTTCTTTAATTTAACTTTGCCCTATAAATAAGATTTTGTCCATATCAACGGGATTCCCATACCTTATTTACAAAATCTTTACACGCATTACGCTCAAGCCTTAACTGCTCGGCATCTGCTCCGTACTCGAAAAGCCATTGACTGCTGATTCCATTGTTTTGAGCATGTCCTGCCCTTGGCTTTCTTTTAGGATAAATGACGGACGACTTGGTAACGGGGATACATTTTGAGGGTTGCAAGCGCAGCCGCCTAATATCGTCATTAAGCTTATCAATATTATTCTGGTATTCATGCGTTGCCCTTTCATTAAGCTCTATGTTTTGTGTATAGGTTTCTATGGTTTTTGAAGCCATAATGAGATCACTTGAAGTTTGCCTATGGCTGAGGGTTTCGTATCTCCAAAGGCCAAAGAAGAAGCTTGTTGATATAAAAAGAACTAATGCAGATACGCCAAGAACTTTAATCACCTATGTCCTCCTGTCCCAATCCATCATAAGGCAATTCTCTTGCCTCTTTTAAGCACGCTGGCAATAGCTTTATTCGTCTATCCCAGACACCATAACATCCATTTGACCTTATGGAGCAATCCTTATTATTTGCACGCTTATATTTTAACGTATACTTACACGCTGCGACTGGCCTACCTGCCGCTATATTTCTCATCATTCCCGTTCTACATTTTGCGCCTGTATTATAATAAACATCCGTAAAAGCAACGTGCATTGCAGGGGTAATGTATCTTTTCATTTTATCACTATAACAAGAATATAGTTGTGCCGAATACTCCGCATACTGCACCGAGAAGAGTTGGCGGCAATATTCCTCGGTGTAGCCATCATCAAGCCGCCCCGCCATTGTCTCGCCTACACACCACGTCTCAACACCCACAACATCAATATAATTCTCAAGAACCATTCCTTCAAATTTTTCAGTCATTGGCGCACCCACATTCGTTGAGAATGAAATAAATGCAAATACTGATACCATAGCTGCGGTTATAATACCGCCACCCGCTGCAACTGATTTTTTTCTAAATGACATCAAATTAATCCTGTGTTAAAAAATTCTTTAAACGCGCCAACAAAAAACCCGCCCATTGAGGCTGATGCTACGGCGATAACAACCCAATATTTAACCAAAAAATCCACGGCCTTTATCGTCCACGTCTGGGAGGATAGTTCCGATCCTAATATTTTTGCGTTCTGCGCCGAAAGCAATGCCCCTTTCTCGTCCAACATAATCCTCGATACAAAAAACTGAAATTCTCCCTCGTGAGATAGTGGCGCTCTTGAAACCAAAAGCACGACATCTGCTTTTCTTCCGTTCGAGAAATCGTATTTCTTCGGTAAAAGATAGAAGTCGATCAAGCCATCTATGACCATTTGTGCATTTTTTTCGTCCAATTCCCTTAGTCCGGGAGGCGTTATATCTTGAAATCTTTTTCCAATCAAATCCGCAGGGGTGACACCCAATAATTTGCAAAACTGTGGGTTTGCAGAACGAAATGTAAAGTCTTGATTTACTATCGCCATACCTGCAAAACTCGGATGCCAAGATGCCTTCCATGCTAATGCCCTCTCACTGTTCGTAAGTCTATCCAATGCACAATCCCCCCCATCGTGCTGTTATAAAAATTAAAACGCCGATATCTAGCAAACAACGATATCAATGTTTTTTGATAATCACGTTAATCAATAATAATCTTAGCAAGATCCTTAATATTATCAATATTACTCATATCAATGTTTTCAGGAAGGTTTCTTAGCCTGTCCCGTTCAGAATTAAAATCTTCACCATATTTCCGTTTATCAAGCTCTTTTAATCTGTTGTCTCTTGCCCGACGAATATTATTCATTTGTATTTCTTTTGCTCGATCTATATCAACTTCGACAACGCCATTCTTGAGAGTCAAGGCATCCCTAAACCCCATAAGGTCAGGTAAAGAATCAACGATCACCCATTCAACGCATTTTGTTTTTTGAGCCTTCTCGCCTTTAGAGAATACTTTGGGTGCATCTTCCCACTTCTTAATAAGATCCAATGTATCTTTCTCACGCCATCTATCATTAATATTTACAATAGAAATACCATTATCTTCTCTTTTTAAAATTAAGTGCTTCATATTTATTGCTCCCCAAAAGCTGCTATCATTACAGGATCATAATCCAAAACTGACACGGCATTATTAACATCGACACATTGGAACTGCGCTGACCCAACGGCGCGACTCTCTGGAACAAGAGTGACAACGCCATAATCTGTACCAGATGTGCTGGTCATTCCAACACAAACGTAGTTGGTGTTAGCGAAATCAGTGCCCCATGTCAAAGTAAATAGCCCTGTCCCATCATCAACCAATCCTGAGACATTGAAGTTATTATCAAGAGCCGCCGTTCCTGTCATATCGACATCTGCCCATGCCCTCGCCCCAACAACGGACTCTGATATTTTAGCATCGACTTGAACATAAGTATAATAATCTGCGGAATCTTCTGTTGCTATCGTTCCAAGTGTGTCAAGCGTGGTATCAATCTCGTCTACCGCACCCTGAACTTCTGTTGCTGAAAGCCCAGAAGTTGTATTGCTATATGAAATGGCTGTGGCTGCCGGTGCTGCTGCTGTGGTCATATCTTGAAACGCTGCACCATCCCAATATCTCCATACGGATGATGTTGTGTTAAAATAAATAGCGCCCTGAGAAAGAGCATCGCCATCATTATCTGTCGCTGGATCAGATGCCTTAACGCCCAAATGCCTATCGTCAAACGTATCATACACAACCGACACCGCCGCTTCCGAAGCCGCTGCGTTTGTTTCGGACACACCTGCCGATACATTTGAATTGAACGCTGATACATTTGAATTGAACGCTGATACAGAATACGCCAATGCAGACGCATCATAAATCTTACAGTTTGCCTCTGCTGAAATACTGTTCAGGTAGTAAAAATTACCGTTTGTATTCGGCAAAGAAAATTCAATAGGGCTTTGTTTTATTTTCCGAATAGAACGCTCTGTGCGATCTGTAATTCCTGAAATCGTTGCAACAGTATCATCTTCAACCCAACAGGCAGACGATAGCTTACCATCAGTATCTAATGTTTGCGGATTTTCGCGCTCAAGAGATCCGCTCGACGCTTGATATACAGTCGTTTTAACGCCCGTATTCCCCCCATTTTCACTCGCTTGATAAAATGTGACGACTGCGCTCGCAAGTGGTTTTTGTATAATACCAAACTCAGATATTTTAACTCTAGTAGCCATTTCGTCTGTATCCTTTACGTGTAGTATAGTTTCCGTCATAAGAACCTACGCTCATGTCCACTGGCTCGGTCACTGGTGGCTGTGGTGATGTACCTTTACCATCATATGCCAGTAAACAATCTTCAAGTTTCGTCGCATCGTCCTCAAGGCGTTTTAATTCACCTTCTGACAATCTTCTAACAGGCCCACACCCAATCTCATAGGATAGGCGTTTTGTAATCCAGAGATACCAAGGTGGACGAAGAAGAATATCTTCATCACCGATACCTCCTTTATCAATATTATTGTGATAAGTTTGGACACGAACACGAAGAACTAAGCCAGCATCTTCTTCCGTTGAGGTCGGTGTTGGGTAAACTTTCAAGACCATATCACGATCTTTGGTGCAGGTTGCACGAGTTGGCTTTCCTGTATCCGTAAGATTTTCATACATTGCTTGGTTTTCGTACTGGAAGTCTAAAGGATCGACACTTCCATTTGCATCAACAATGAAAGCAGAAAACACATGAGATACGCCGCGCTCTTCGGAATAATCAGGTAAAGGATAATCTCCTATTCCAGCTTCAAGAGGTATTTCAAATATTTGCCAAAACCCAGCCAAAGGACTCACCCCTGACTTATAGTTCAAAATCATTTCCAACCATTGCATGGAATCTTTAAGCTCGCCCGGATCAGGCTGTGATTGAGAAGCAGGAAACGCCCCGATAGTTTTCAGGGCATTTTCTGCAATAACTTTAGCCGTTTGTATTGTTGGCATTTATTATTCTCTATTTTAGAGGGTTCTGGTCAATATATCTTTGAACGTCACCTTTTTTGATATTACCTTTAACACCTGTTCCGACAACATCATTGAGATTGACACCGTTCCCAACAGCAAGCGCCATGGCTTCATCGGTTGCACTCTTTACTTCTTTTAGTGTGAATGTCTCAACTTCACCAGACAACGCCTCTGTGCCCTCTGAAACTTCCGCAGCCACATCAACAGCAAGCGCCATGGCTTCTGCATCAGTCTGTGGCTCTATATGATTAACATTGACACTTTTGGTTTGTGGCTGCGTTTCAGGATCTATTTCAATCGTGCTTTTAAACTCAGGAATACCATTTGACAATTTCTTTGGCTCTTGAACGGCAACAACAGGTTGCTCTCCCTCATCTTCGAACTCATCATCAACCAAAACTGGTGGCTTGCCGATAAGGAATGATACAACAAGGCCACGCTCATCTTCAGCCGCATCAAGATAAATCTCACCGCCAGTACGCTGCGCTGCACGAATCCTTAATGACGATGTTGTAAGCTCTGTGTACTTCGCAATACACTGGTCAGAATCAATACTTGAAGAAATGTTAAGGTCAACAGGCTTCTGAACTTCTATTTCAACACCTCTAGAATCAGATACCGTAAATCCTTCTTTCATAAATTTAAGGGCAATTCTCAGTGGAAGGATTGTTTCTTTCCCGTATTCAAACGGGATAACTTGCAACAATCCATCAATCATAACTTCATGACTGCGAACACCGCCACCGTCAATAGCGCTACTATCTACGACTAACATCATTTTCTCTGTACTATTCATTGTATTTTCCTTTTGCAAAAGAGTTCTTTAAAAGCAAGCCGAGACATTCCCAGCTTGCTCATGAATAACTCTATATTAAAGGCTAGATACTGGCAACTGAACAGGAATGCGAATAAAACCTGTCGCCGTGTCTGAACCCGCTGTCAACGTGTATGAGATAGACTTTGCAGTACCATTACACACATGAACACGCTCAAGCGATGTACCAACGTCTGTCGCTGCATCTGTTCCCGCTACAAAGGCATTCAAAAGAACCCCAAGAGTAGTTGAAGATAGATATGCCTCATTGTCTCCAACAGTCACCGCATTTGCAGCAATAACAAGACCCAACACTCCAACCGAACCAACGGCAATGAACCCGTCAGCATCACCACCACTTTCAGATGATAAAATACCAACACCAATGGTTTCTGTTGCGTCAATCGCTACCACTTCAAGACCCATCCCTTGATACAGAACGCCCATATTTTCAAAAAGATCAATACCAGTCTCGGTTTCAGTCGCAGCAGTCGTGTCGGCAATGTCAAAAGGAATTATCATTGTGGTATATGCGGGTGACGTATCAATTAAGATACTTGAGTCACCTGAAGCACTGACATTTTTCACTATGGCGAAATGACCTGTTGGTGACTGAATGTATAAATCCAATGCGCCTACGCTGTCACCGACATAAAATTCAAAATGTCCGTTGGTTAATGCTAATGGGTTGGACAATGCCGCACCATCTACATCTGTTAAAGTCGCTTTTGCAGTACCGCCGTTGGCTGTCACATAGACAACACCACCAGCACTTGCAATCATCGCTCCGGTATTGAAGCTTTTTAGTTGGCTATTAAACTTTCTCATAGCTATTTTCTCCTAATAAAAGAATTAAAGGGATAGCCGTGTCTCTACGGCTATCTAGTTATTTACACAAAGATTACTGTGCCGCCGCTGTTTTCACAGCAACAGTGCCATAATCTTGTGACGCTGCCGCAGAAGCAGTTGGCTTGAACTGTGGCTTCAATAGACCAAACATTTGCTGATAACCGATGCCGGGCTTACGTCCGTAATCGTTGATATCACCTTCTAGCCATTCACCGCCGCCAAGGGTAGATATACCCATAGCACCAGCACCCATCAAGATCGCTTGTGCGCCCTCAACAGTCTGACCAGAACCCCACTTGTCAGTACCAGAAATCAAGCCAGTTGTATTGATAACCTTGCGGTGCTCGTACAAAATAAGCCCATCGACTGTAGCAAGAGAGTTGTTGAACAGCTTGTTCTTTGATCCACGCTCACCTGCGCCCTGTAAAGCAGCCTTGTACTCGGTATCTTGAACCAAGTCACGGCGTTGCTCGGTTGAGATAACCATCGCGTAATACTCTTTACCACCTTGACGGATCGGACGAATACCTTGGCGTGACGCATATGCCTTCGCATTTACGCAAACTGCCCAAGACATTTTGTCAGATGCCGTAAGTGTAGCTTCGGATGTCGCACTTCCCGCATATTTAATACGGTTAGATGAAGGTGCAGCTACATCAGAAGCGAAAGCCAATGCCGGTAACTGTGATGTACCACGGGTTGAAAGGTCGGTTTTAAGCGTATAAGCACGACCTGAAACAGTGAGGAACATAAGTTCGTCAATCTTATCAGGAAGCCAGAAACCAAGCTTGTTTTTAGCTTGCTCACGGAAACGAATTACCGTTGCCTGTTCAGCCATTGTACCCTTTGATTTAACAGCATGTGCCAAGCAATCAATAACGATCTCTTGAGAGTCGTTGACCATTTGCTCTTCTTCACCATTCAAATCATTGTCACCAGCTACACCATCTCCTTCAAGATCGTTCACAAGCTGCATGATACAACGATCACCTCGGGTTGTTTTTGTTAATTCAGTAACACGATGTACTGGTGTATTTCCGTTATTTCCAACGAATCCGTTGCTCATCCAAAAACTTTCGTCACGGAATTGCAACCAGATTTTCGTAGACCAAACTTTTTTTCTTGAGGCACTAAGGCCACCAAAGTCAGTTAATGCAGTCATAAGATCTTCTCCTACTGAAGCTTTCGCTTCGGGTTGATGTTTTAACCCAATGCTCTCTGAACAAGTTGTGGTGCTTTTTCTATAAGGTCTGCGAGTGCATCATCATCCATACTTAGGATATCAGCTTCGGTTAGCTCATTTGTAGTACCAGTTCCCATACCAGAGATAGAGGGCGGTTGAGATTCGGCTAAATCAAGTTTACGTCCACGTTCTATTGCCGCTTCCGTAGCTGTCTTTTTGCCTATGTTAGTTTGACTTTCACTCGCCTTCTGACTTGGGGCTTGATAGCCTTCAGGGAATGCACCGTACAGATTTTGTATTGTATCTGCCGTGTACTTATCCGATAAAAAAGCCTTTTCGTTAATTATCGCCATTCGAGTTTGTGCAGAATTATCTTTCAAATCCACACCCCTCTTGGAAAGATTAGCTAAAGCCTGATTTTTAATGCTATCCCATATCAAAGTTGAATCTGGGTGAGCATCAATGACCTGTACGTTAGGATGAGACTTTGCTAGCTCGATTGCCTGATTATCAATGTACTCCGCTTGCTGTTGAGCATTTAGAGCCTGATCGGTATCATTCTTGCTTTCTTCTCTGATCTGTTGAAATCTCTTGTTTTCAAGCTGATCGGATAAAGCTCGAATAGCTCTGTCAATTTCGATTTGTGCCCTAGTCATTTCAACTGAGGAAAGTTCACCATCATCATACTTTTCAGCAAGTTCGAGTTTCTTTGCCTCTGCTTCTTCGATTTCAGCACCAATCTTATCGACTTCAGTTTCTTCCTGACCTGTATCCTTCGGGGCTTCTTGATCATCTTTGGGCTGTGATGTTTTATTCATCATAGATTCAAGAGTTTCAATCCGTCCTTGTTGATAACCAAGTTGGTCACGTAACAAATCACGTTCGGATAAAACTTCATCAAACCTTGGCTTCGGAATCATTTTGGATTCTTGCGCTTCTGGCTTGTCCCCGTTGTTTTCCGGCTCTGATTTCTCTTTGCCTTCTACTTTCAGGGCATCTTCTTCTTGATTTGAGGCATCTTCTTCATCTATGATTTTTTGGAGTTCGTCCAAATTTTCAAGCATGTCGTCATACCCTTCAATGATTTCATCTGCTTCATTACCAATAATAAGATCTTCGTTCTTACCTTCGTCAGTTTTTGTCGTGTCAGTCATTCTATGTCTCTCTTTCGCGTGACGTTGCGGATACGCCCGAACCCCGGCGGCGGGTGCATGTGTATCGCCACATACAGCGGAATCGTTTTTAGCCTGTACGACAGGAGGGAACTGGACGCAAAAAAAGCCGCAGATGAGATCTCTCTCACTTGCAGCTTGGTTATTCCAATACCGTTAATTTAATATTGCTTGTTTTTTATGGTGTTGTCAAATGGCTTGAGTCTTGATCTTCGTACTTATCGGATATTTCCATTTTAATGTGGCTACACTTCCCAGCCTGAAAAGTGATGGTAAAGCTGCCATAAAACTTAGGATTAAGCCTTTCGAGTATCTTTGATATAGCCCATTGAAGCCGTTTATCCATACTTATTTCAGCGCCGATAGCGCAGCCTTTGTTTGATCTTCTTCTTTGAGAAGCATATCCTTCTTCATCCGTTCAGGAGAATACACCTCTTTCCACTTGTCGTATGAATTATTGGCCATTTCCATGTAATACTCAACTCCGTTACCTAATTGAGTCTTAATATCCATGTCAGACTCCATGGTGAAGTGCGGATCACCATCTTCATCAAGCCAAAGCATAAATAGACGATACCAGCAATTACCTTCGCCCGTGAGGGCTTCATAGGTTGTCGGGGGATGCGTAAAGCCAACAATCCATAATCCATCAAAACCGCACTCTTTTTGCAATCTTGTCTGAATATCCTTTGCAAAGTTTTTCTGAACATCATGTGGATCAACGTCCATTATGCCTGTGACGTAGTTCTTGAGTTCAACAACATCGATCTTGGTATCGGCTTGAGGCACTAAAGCCCAATACAAAGGCTTTTGAGAAACGCCATGTCCGCACTCAAATTCAGCTTCAATATTAAGGCGTTCTTTGATTACGGGTGATTCCCATAGGTTATTTGGTAGCTCCATGTTAAATCCTTCTATCGTTAATAAATATCACCAAGTCTTGAAAACATTAAGGGGCTGCTTAAATAAGATTAAAGCTGCCCCTGATAGGTGATTTTAAGATTGTTGTTGAAAGTAAGAAGTCCATATAGGTCATTTGAATTTTCTCCAGTTGTTCTGATTTCACTAGGATGCCAAAACTTTAGGATTTATGCAAGTGACTTGATTATTCTACAATGCACTCCATAGCTACTAGAGCATGACCAAACTACATATTGCCGCTATGCTGGTACGCGTTCTCAAACTGTTCTTTGGGCGACCATGAGATATACCCTTTAAAATCACCTATCGGCATGATGTGCCAGTTATCATCGCTCATTACGAGGGCATCATTTCAGGCGTACCGTTCTGCACAGGTGGCGCACCTTCCATACCAGCCTGTTGCTGCATGGCAGGATCAACCTGCTGCTGTGCCTCTTCCAACGCTTTTTTCCAGTCGTTTTTGCGCGGCAAGGATGATTGGTCAATGATAAGACCGGGATTAGTCTGCGCCAATGCCATACCGATAGGGCCTAACTTCTCGATAATCATCATCGTCTCTTCAAACTGCCCTTGCTTGAAAGTGGCAGAGATTGGCACTTCATCAACGTGAACGCTGTATTTCCCAACGGTAATATCATTCATCCTCGTCATTGAGTTCTCTCCAAGCTGCTGCTTTTTGTTAACTTCATACGTGGCAATCTCTGAATCCTCACCAAGAACACGGTATATACGATGCTCTGTGTAGAATTTCTGGAATATATCAAGCGTATTCTTGCCCTTATACTTCTGTGAACGTGAGAAGTTGTCAGAATACATCTGAATTGAGAGAACTGCCTGACGCTGCTTTGCTTCGATTGCGCGGCCTGACTGAACATTATCAAGCTGTCCCATTGCAGATTGGTTGATACCAGATATTTCAAACATATCCTGCCCTGCTTTTTCTTCAAGACGGTCAAGTCCCTGCGGATATCCACCGGGTTCAATTCTTCGTGGCTGATCACCTTTAGCACCATCGTACTCAACATTGATACCGGGAGCAGAACCGTACAGACGTATATTCTCTTTTTGCTCTGGATCAAGAACATGCTTGTCGTACATCCAGCCACTATTAGCGTTCCTGTTAAGAATATCGGTCATAACAGAGCGTTTCTTGTTCTTCTCGCGGCTAGGATCAATCAAGTCCTCAATCATGCCTCGTGTCTTTCCTCTGCGGAAATAAGGGAAATAACCTATCGTGGTGTAGTTTTTATAAATAGACCAGCGATCATAGATCAAAACATCACCACAGGTCACGGTGCGGCGCACTCTTGGCATTGGACGATTCACAATCTTTAAAGGATTGCCGCGCATTTCTGCGTATTCCATGATTTTTGATATTACATCAGGCTTATTGACCCACTCATCGGGAACGGCTTCCATATCACCTGTTTCCTCGTCATAAAAACAGGGCACAATACCCTTCACCTTGTATTGAGAGTCAATAATCCTGACTTGCTTTGCTGAGTGATCAACGAAATCTGTGTGATATACATCTGCCCAATTCCCAAAGTCCTTTTCATCAGCGTACATCCCGAAGAACCGATCAGGTGAAATCTCAGAGTCTCCCATGAACGATAGCATATTACTGCTGTATCCATTACCCATGATGTTCTGCACAGCCAGTGCAGCGTTAGAGCCATATTTCTCATTTATGCTATCAATATTCGTCCAAACGGAATCCTGAATAAATGCCGCGCCATTACGATTGCATCCCAAGTCATACGACTTACAGTCAGGATCAATGTATTTCGAGAACGGATCAGCGGCGAAGCACCCAAGCTCACCCATGCCATTTTCACTAAAATCAAGCTCTAAGTCCCAATATCCACGCCCTGCTGATATACCATCGGCAAAAACGTCTGTATCTGTGTATTTCATGTCAACGCGGTTTGCCTCTGATATGTAAATGTTATTCAGAACGTCTGCCAAATCCTCTGACGTGCGGGAGTCTGACGTTGGCAGGAATGAAACATCGACACGGTTCGTTGACTGGTATCCCATGACCAGTCGAAATAATGGCGCAATATTGTTAATCGTAAGCGCAGTCCTACGCATAGCCTGAAGAGCCGCCTTTTCTTCCTGCGTCCATTGGTTTCCTTCAAGAAATTCAATACACGTCTTCGCAGTCTTTGCCCATTCGTTATGGGGTTGAACCGCTCGCATCCATCTATAGCCCATCTTCCGAACAAGATCATCGTCCTGCTCTGGTAGTTCCATACCGTTCAAACCGTAAGCCATGAGTTATCTTCCTTTTGTTGTCCAATGCGCCGTAAACCTGAGCCTAATCTGTCTGGATTAGGTTTTTTTATATTAATATTTGGCTTCTGAATCAGCCCTGCCTTCTCCAGATCAACGATACGGGCGAGGCAGTCCATCATATCATCGTGCTTTAAAACTGGAAAGGCAATGTATTCTTCCTGAATAAAATCACTTACCAAGTCGTGCATCGCGTCTTGATAATCTTTCTGTAACATCTTTGTTGGGAATATAATACGGCTCATAGGCGATCCATCCCCACCATGCGCCACTGATTTATACCCATTCTCAAATAGAGGTACGAGTCGCAATATCCTCAAAGGCTTTGGCATAGATCCACCGAGCGGCGTTATGTGGAAATCGTAAAGCTTTTCGTCCTGAACATATTCGATATGCTCGATGTCTGCTTGCATCCCGTATTCTTCATAGGACACGAGTTCGGGTTTCCAACGCCGGTGCAGCTCAAAGAGTGTATTAGTTCGTCCAGACAAGCTCATACGGTCACGGCGCATATCCAAAACGCGGTAATTACCATCCAATCCGAAGCCAATCACAAACATGGTCGTGTAATCGTTATTTTTGCGCTGCTTTCCGCCTGCCGGATCAACGATAATAAAGCGCCAGAGCGATGCCATGGCCTTTTCATATTCGATATCTGCGAACCTCATCCACTCTTTCATAAAGCCCATGGCCTTATCTGCTGTTGGGTTTAAGAGCTGCTGTGATGCGAAGATATATGGCCCGTCTTTTCTTTTTTCGTTTAAGTCCTCCTGAGATAGCAATACTGGCTTCCCAAACTCTGTGCCATCATCCGTGGCGGGGTGTATGCGCGGTATAGCTATTTCGTGCTCAATAATATCGCTATAATCATCAAACAGGTGGTAGCGTGTACCGATACGCCTCTTCTTTGCATCGGCAGAGCCAAGATTAGAGGCCATGCGCCGCGCATTGGTCGTCTTTTCCATCTGATCGGTGGTATGTACGCCATCCATAGTAACAACATCATCAAACACAAGGACGTTGAAGTGCTTTCCTGTCGGCATTCCATCGACAAGGCCGTGTCCTTCAAGCGTTTCCTCTTTTGGATTCCCGACACGCTTTACTCTGATCGCGTCCTCTGACCATTTTTTTGACTTTGACGAAGGGTTTTCGTAGAAGATATCGGGCCATAGGCGGGGCAAGTCTCTGTTAAGCTCCATTTCAGTCTTGATCTGCTTCACAAAGTCTTTCGCAAGCGCCTTGGTGTGCGAAAATATGCCGATTGTGATTTCAGGGTTGTTGATAATATCGAAAAGCGTCATGCCGAAGGTGATAACAGTCGATTTGTAATGGTTTCTCGCCCATAAATCTAAGTAGCCATCAGGGTTTAGCTGCACTTCTCGGCAACGGTCAAAAAGCCATTCCCGATTGATATCAGGGCGCTTGCAGATAAAAACAAGCAAAAAGAATAGATCGGTCTGCCCTAGATCGCGCATAACATCGTCCAAAGCTTCGGCGCTCTGCGCTCCTGCCTTCTTCATCGCCATGGCGTAGTAGTGCAGTGTCGTAACGTAGTCGTATTTAAAATGATTAGGCGTTGCGCTCACTATTCAAAAACCTCGTCATGCACAAATTCCCCGAAAATAGGCACAACATTGCTATTATCGTTACTCGTCATCCTTGGCCTCTTGTTGCGCTAGAACTTTATCAAGCTCGGCTTGTACCGCTGCGGCGATGTCCTGTGCGTTCGTATTAGACACGGGGGCAGTCGCCTCGCCCTTCTCATCAAGCTGCTGGTGCTCAATCTTACGGGATTCGCCATACCGTTTCGGGGCCATTTTCGATAAATACCATTTGCGATTTTCGGTGCGAAGTCTCGAACGATTTACGTGCTCATGGTCAACAACAGTAACAACATTACCTTTTTCAGTTTCACGCTTCATCCAATCGTTGCTACCATCATCGGAGATTTCTATAATCTCATCGGCAATAACGTCCAGTCCTATATCCCTTGCACGCGTGTAGTGGTAAAAGAACCCCTGCGTTACAATCGCTCCATCTATAACCTCTTCGCCTGTGTTTTCATAACACCATTTAGCTACTGTAGGTCTGGATGGCATGTCTTCGTCTCGGCAAATTGATCTGAGTGTTTCCCCTTCCGCGAGCCGGGCGCAGATTTCATCTCTGAAGTCTTTTGAGTATATGGGAGGTCTGTGCGGTGGTTTTTTCGCTTCGCTCATGTTTAGATCGTCCTTGAAGTATTTCGATAAGTCAAGGTTACGTTAAAATTTAAAATTTGTCTACTTAGAGGTTTCTGGCACGTATTCTGGCAGGATAAGGGCAGGATAAGGGCAGGATAAGGGCAGGATAAGAGCAGGATAAGAGCAGGATAAAAAAAGGGGATGCACGAACCTATAATTTATTCTTCCGCTCTCTCAATGGCAACGCGCATAAAGTTTGGAATAAAGCCCTGCGTCTCCATCATACCGTTCTCGATAGCCTTCAATGCGCTATACATTTCAGGTGCGGCAGATATTAATTGACTTGCCTACGTCAATACATTATATTGTTAATTAGCTTGGTTCTTTAAGAGAGACCCTCACACGGAACACACACTTTAGAGAGCCAAGCGAATTTTAAAGCGAAGAAGGAAAAGAAAATGCTATTACAAATGCTATACGATCAATCGCGGTACTGCGCGATATGGGACGGACACGCTTATCACTTTGATGATTATCTATCAGCCAAAGAGTTCAACGATAATTTTTTATCTGTCGTTAAACTCGACACGATGCATTAGGGGGTTGCGCTATGAAACAATTTTTTAAGAAGTTTTTTTTAACCGATGATCGCATAGTGAACATTTGTCGCATATCAGTTGCCGCGCTCACCGCAGAACTACTGTTGGCTTTTATCATGGTGATATCATGGATGTAGATATTTACACGGGTGTTCCGCACCAAGATGGATTTATTGATCCTGTACCGCGCTGCATCATGCCTCGCGCTCATTCTGATTTTTTAATATCGCTCTGGTCAAATAGCCCACTGACGAAAAAGTTTAATATAGCCCACCGTCATTATGTTCATTGCTACCCGATTAATGCGGATACATCGTTTACTCAAAAGAAGGATTCGGAATGAATAATTATTATCCATGTAAAGGTTGTAGAGTTGCAGTAAACAACTTTAAGAACTGGATATACTTTAGAAACCGTGGTTTTTACAACCCCGCAAATGAAAGATAAGATTGTGAATATTGGAGAGATTTTTGACTGCGTAGGTTTTGCTCTATTCATGGCGTTCATGCTTTTTGGATTGCCATGGGCTTATTATTTTTTAACTGGCGAATACATGGAGTTTTGATAGATGCGCCGGAAGCGGATCGTATCGCAATGTCAAATGGTGAGATTTATGCCGAGAGCCTCATAAAAAAATATGAAAACGGCACAACGCTCATCGTTGACAATCAGAACCGCGTTAAAAGAACTATCCCCCTAAACAAAACAGAAAGCGAATAAAATGAGAGTTATTGAAAAAGGCCATGTTTATCTACCGGCGATCCGCAAAGTAAAAATGGAAGGCGAGGTTGTTGTTCATGACACCGATGAAAAAATAACCTTCATCAACAAGCAGCCGGGCGAAGAGCATGAAGGCACAACAACACAAGAAGTAATTAGGATTCTGATTGATCGAACTCGTCATTGCAATAACTGTATGCCTCACCCGAACAATGAACGCGTAATATGGCATCTTCGCATGGCTTTGGTTTTACATGAAGCAAGAGCCTTAGAACGAAAAGTCGATAAGGGTGAATTTATGCCCGAATATATCAGCGTTGGTCGTGATGGGCATTTTTATGTAAGTGAAATTATGGCTGGGGAACTTGACACCACCGTTTTGAAGAAGCACAAGAACGATTGGGACAGAGAATGCGATCATATTTATAACTCCGAACCCGAGAAAAGACGTTTTTAAGTCTTGTTTATTTTACAGAATAGCTCCTTTTTGGGGCTATTTTTTGCTTTCTGGAAACCTCCAGATATAATACACTTGAAAGCCGCAGTTTTCCTCACTTTTTTAAAATCAGTTTACCGTTTTCTGCGGGTTACAGCGGGGTGTTATATAACTTCGGACATTACACACCCTTTCCTGTATATAACTATAAATAACTAAGTCGTTGTTTTACAAGCTGTATTATAACCTTGAAAGTGTTGCATATAAGCTGTATTATACACCCATATACAGCAATAATTGGAGTTTTTACATGGCTGAAAATAAGCGCGTTGCAATCGCGTATTTGAGAACATCTTCCGCAACAAATGTTGGTGCTGAAAAAGATAGCGATAAACGCCAAAGGCAAGCCATAGAAATTTACGCAAAAGCGGCAGGATATGAAATAATAAGAGAATATTATGATGCTGGCGTAAGCGGAACTCTTGTCATGGATGATAGGCCGCAAGGCTCTAAGATGATGGATTTTATGCGCTCGAACCATGTCGATGCCATGATCGTTGAAAATGCAGGGCGTTTTGCCCGTGACGAAAGAGCGCAAATTGAAGGTCGTGACTTCTTAAAAGAGCAGGGTATAGAGCTTATACCTGCCGATATGCCAGACTGCTTCACAAATGAAAGCCCATCTAAAAAATTCATAAGGCGTATGATGGAAGCCTATGTGATCATGGAAAAAGAAACTCTCGTTGAAAAAATGAAAGTCGCCAGAGACAGAAAACGCAAAAAATACGGCAGGTGCGAAGGAAAACTAAGAGCGCCACCAGAAGCGGTCTCTCTTGCTGTTGAGTTAAAAACACAAGGATTATCCTTACGGAAAATCAGCGCAGAGCTTGAAATACAAGGGTTCACTGTTATGCAAAAAACAGGAAGTACAGGGAAACCTTATTCAGCAGCATCTATTAAATACATGATTGAAAATTTTGGAGAAGACAATGACGATTAATCGGGTCGATGATAAAATAATTATAGTCGCTACGATTACTTTTAGATAATAACAGAACTTTCGACACGTTGGAGCAATTACAGAAAATGCGGGATTTTTAAATATCATGAAAGATCGTGTCCTAGAATTATCACAAGGCTTTGTTGCAATTATTAGCGGTGAAGATTGGCGGCGCGTATCTAGGCATTCTTGGCATATCCACAAGAGTCGTGGCAGTAAAAAGAAAATCGGGCAACCTTATGCCAGATCAAATGTGGGCGGTAAAAAAATATACCTTCACCGATTTATAACTGGTGCTGAATCTCCACTACACGTTGACCATAAAAACCACTGCACCCTTGATAATCGAAGGTGCAATCTTGAAATAGTTGATCACATTACGAACATGCACAGAAGGCGAGAAAAGCAAACGCCCCGATGAAGCGAAGCATCGGAGCGTTCTACGAGACAGCGGCGAAAATGCTTAAACCGCGCTCAATTATTTACACTATGTCATGCCTATAGCGCATTTGTAAAGATCCATAATAGACTCTTCTTCAAGGCGTTTTCCAACATCGACTTTCCGAAGGGCAATTATCTTTCTGATTATCTTAACGTCAAATCCAACACCTTTGGATTCCGCATAAACTTCTTTCACATCTTCCATGATATTCTTTTTTTCTTCTTCCAAACGCTCAATACGTTCAATGAATGAAATTAAACGCTGCCCTGAAAAACCACCAACATCTTTGGCATCATCTGAATTGTGTCCTAGTCCGGGCAGGTCAGGTTTTTTTTCTTTTTGATCTGCCACGCGGGATTCTTCTTGTTCAATTATTGTGTCGGATTCTGATTTTTGAACATCAAAATTACTAGGATCACCAACCTCTAAATAAGGAACGCTCTCTTGTTTATTTTCCGATACTTCAACCAAATATGATTTATAGTTAAAATCGATAACTGCACGTTTTCCAACTTCATTGCATGGGGTAATAATCCCGTTTTTCTCCATATCGTCTATGATACGGGCTGCGCGGTTATAACCTACTGCAAGTTGCCTTTGGACGTAGCTTGTTGAACACTTCCCGCCTGATCGTACGATTTTAACAGCTTTGTCGTATAGGTCATCTTTTTCTTCACTCATGGTAATTCTCCTTTTGGTTTTTGTAATGTTTAGAAATTCTTTCACAAGCAATATCGAAATATTTTTCTGATTTCTCAATGCCTGTAAACTGTTTACCAGCATTCATTGCCGCTAAACCTGTTGTTCCAGTACCCATGAAAGGGTCAATAATATGGTTTCCATTGATATTAATCATAATTTTCTCCATGACATTCATAGGTTTTACGGTGGGATGGTCATATTTAGATTTACCGTTATTGGCTAGAATATATCGGTTTTTATGAGATAAATCCCCTAATGGATGCCCACCCTTATTCCATGCGTGGATATAAAATTCCGTATCTGGAATGTAATGCTTATTTGCTACTGGCATAGGATTATTTTTATGCCAAGCGCAAAGTAAAGCTTGTCGTGTGAAACTTCCGCGCAAATATGGCAAAAGCGTATGTAATTGGTCATTGTGGCAGAAAACAACAACGGAACGGTAAAGCAGGGTATTGATTATCGAATGTTCAAAACCTTTATCCAGTCCACTATCCTGAATATCTTCAAGACATCTTCTTTCTTTTCTCATTTTACCACCACCAGAAGTATTAAAAACATACGGCGGGTCAGTAACCATGCAATCGAACACGCCCAGTCTTGGCGCAATTTCGTAGGAATCGCCAAGATACAGCGTACAATAACCAATAATTTCTTTACGTTTTCCCATTATTCAAATCCAATCCAAACTTTTCATATAATTTTTCACGTTTTTTTATTATCTCTTTTTTCTCTTTTTCTATCTTATTAATTAAATCCTTCAATTTTTTTTCGCAGCCGCTATTCATGGCAACGCCATTGCAATATTGGATATGGGTGTCTTTTTTTCTGCATCCACATCGGCACATTCTGCGCTTTCTTTTGTTAGGTTCATGATGTGGCAAAATGATCATATCATGCGCGTATAAATTGCCGCTTTTACCGTAACCATTAAACATGATTTTCCTTTCTGATTTAATTTTCTATTATTTTCGTGGGCGTGCATCCCGCTTCTTCAAATCGCTCCTTAATTGCATTATGCATAAAATCTGCAATTTTTTCAGCACAACTGTCTGAAAGGTCTTTTGGTATCGAGCCAAGCCTTACATAAGCATAGCGTTCGCCCCCGAATGTCTCGACACCATGTTGAGACAGCATCATATCATCAATGGCCTCGTGTGCTTTCTCTTGCGTCATTTTTGAATCTTTCTTTTGTGTTAGATTTTGAGGGGTTATTCTTCCATAAGCTGCTTTGCGATAATGTGCGGAGGTACACCAGCTTGATTGGCGTAATCTCTAGCCAACCCAAGCATGAGTCCTGACATTATCAGATCTGATAAACCCATGGTCTTTTGCAGAGCAACGATATCTTTTAAAAACTCATCTAGTTTCTCATCTTCAATTTCCATGCTCATGATTTAACCTTTTCCAAAATAAGACCCCGTGAGGCCGATTAAAATAATTTACGTGTAATCCCATGTTAAACTTGGTTCAATGCCCTCAGTCGTTATTATTTACGTTCTTAACTATGTTTTTAAGTGACGATATCCTTTCACTTTCTTTGTTTAGCCGCTCAATGGCGATTTTGTATGTTTGCGTTCTTGAAGTAATATCATCAAGTATTGAACCAGAAGGGGGCAACCACGGATTTTCTCTTGTTGCTTTGCGCCATTGATCTTCACAAATAATTGATACCGCGACGAGGCTGGCTTTTTTTTCTACGCAAGCACCTGCGATGTCTGATATTATAATACCGTCCTTTGTCGTTTCCCGTTGTGGGAAGTGAGCAAGCATTCTTGCAATCCAGTAAGCGGCTTCGTCATACGTGGCTTCAATCGTCGTCCAAGCCAAGACGTTTAAGGCATTCTTGCTGTCGATCTGGTCGTCTGCCCGTATCTTGTAGAGCTTTGTTGAGCGAATCTTCGAGATTATTGCGGGGATTTCGTCCACTTGAGGGCGTGTTTTTGGCAGGTAAGGCGTAATCGCGCTCGTAGCATTCATCCCTAAGCCATCGGAACATATCGCTGTTTTTTTCGTCTGTGCTTTCGCAGTAATTTCGGTATTTTGTAATACCCCGTCCAATTCCTTCATAAGATTTTCCTTTCTTCAAAAGTATATATAGCTGCTCTTTGGCCTTCCCCTTGTGTCCCTTGTCCCTCGTTTTTGGGTAGTTTTTCCAAAATCGTTCAAACAAAGATTCTTGATCCTCAAATGTACCGTCTGGCATTAAAAAAGATAAAGGCAACACACCATCCCCCCTTTTGGGGGTTAGGGGGGAATCTGTCTCTGTCTTAGTCTCTGTCTTAGTCTCTGTCTTAGTCTCTGTGTCGCCAAGTCGGGATACCGTATCGCATACCGTATCAGTTAATAGCGTTTTCATTTTCGATAATACGTTTTTTGTGTCCCAATCTTTTGTATTAATGAAATCTCTTAAGTCATTGGCATTGTTTAACCTTAGTCTTGATTTGGGGACGTTTGAAAGTTCAGAAATAACCTTTAGGCAATGCTTTGGATTGTTTGGCGAATTAAATTCGTACCATCTGTGTATGTAAAGAACGGACTCGTTCTTGTCATACCGTATCAATCCTGTATCGCATACCGTATCGCATACCGTATCTATTTTCTTTCTATCCCACTTTAAATCCTCTTCGATATACCCAATAGGCATACGATAACATCCGCATGAGTTTGATAGCGGTGATGAAAGGCAATATAAATAAAAAAGTTTTCCGGCATCATTAAGTAAATTAAATCTTTTGGATGTCCATATACTCGGATTTATTTTTGAAAAGTCACGCATCTATCAAACACCTTCTTTGCTAAAAGCATCTTCAAAAAGTTCTATAGTGTCTTGCTTTGGGATTTGCCTAAGATTTTTTAGTCTGTTGAAGAACCCACAGTCAATATAGTATTTAAGGCAGAACTGACGTTCTGTAAGAGGGTTTTCCAATCTTTCGGATAACTTTTTAATACGAGCGTCCCATGTACGGGCGATCTTAATTCTTTTTTCTATCGGGTTTAAATCTGTCATTTTTCACATTACTCGTATAAACTTGTTTGCGTCAATACTTTTTACTTGCAATCGACATAGAAAAGCAATACCTTTCTTAAATAACTATTCAAAAAATGCTAACATAAGGAAAGCACAATGAACCAAGCGACATTAAAATATGAGCCAGACGAAATTGAAAACATTGAGGCTGAGGCAACAAAAGTTACCTACCCCGATAAAGAAACGGTTATCATAACTTCTGATGGTGAAAGCCCTATTACGGCTGGAACGTCTCATGACGTTGTTATTGTGGATAGTAGCTTCAGGCCTCTTGTTGCTTTTTATAATGAAAAAGGACTTGATCCCCTCATTGAACAGGTTAAGAAGAAAGCGGAATATGAAGAATACGATATCTCCACAAAAGAAGGTCGCACAAAAATGCGATCTTTTGCAAAGTTCGGTATCGCAGGATCAAAAACATTTATCAAAGAAATGTCCGATAAATTGCGCGAGGAAGGCCGATTGAAAGATATTGCCATACGTGATGTGACAAAGCGTATGAGTGATGAGATTGACAAGATCCGCGATAAATTCCTTGCTCCACTTATTGAATTTGAAAACAAGGAAAAAGAGCGTGTTCAGTCTTTAAATGACAGAATAGAGCGCATGAGCATGGCAAGCTACTTCGGACATTTGAACCCATCGCCGACACAGGATGAAATTAAGAATCACCAAGCCCTCCTTGATGAAGTTTACCAATATGAATGGAAAGAGTTTGAGTGCCGAGCCGATGCCGAATTTTTAAAGCAAAAAGAAATCCTTGGTGGAATGCTATCCAATCGGATTAAACAAGACAAAGAACGCGCAGAACTCGAACGCCTTCGCAAAGAAAATGAAGAACGTGAGCGCAAGGAGCGTGACGAACGTATTGCTAAGGAAGCCGCTGACCGCGCCAAGCGTGAAGCAGAAGAAAAAGCAGCAAAGGAAAAAGAGCAAGCCGAAGCAAAAGCTAAAGCCGAGCAAATTGTACGTGATCGTATTGCCGCTGAAAAGGCTGAACAAGATAGACTTGCTCTTGAGAAAATTGAGAATGAGAAGAAAGAATCAGAAGAACGCGCAGCCAAGGCCGAAGCTGATAAAATTGCAACCGAGAACAAAGCTAAACTTGACGCAATTGAAGCCGCAGAGCGTGCCGAAGCCGAAAAGATAGCCGCCATCGAAGCCGAGCGCAAGCGTCAAGCCGATGAAGCTGCTAAAGCCGAATCTGAACGTGCTAAACGTGAAGCTGATAAGACTCATCATGCGAAAATTCACCGTGAATCTCTTGAAGATTTACAAAAAGTTATAGATGGTGGTGTACTCGGCGATGACCCAATGCGCGATATTGTCATTGCAATAGCTAAGGGTGAAATTCGCCACGTAAAGATCGAATATTAACATAGCTAAATATTCCGAAGAAATACTAAATAACATAGCAGACATGTTTATGAATGATTTAACTGCCCCCCAGATCAGGGGGGCATTGACATTGCTTTTTGATACTACAAAGTACAAATTAACAGATGAATTAGTCCAAAAAGAAATAGATTTAATGGAATTTGATGAATAAAAAGTGTTGACGTGTTTAAATCAATAGTGTTACTGTGATTCTAACAAAGCGAACAAAGGAAGATAAAATGCTTATAGATAAAAACTGCATCATAAATGCAATGCCAGAGGACGTTTATCATAACGATCCTACACCAAAATCAAGAGAAGGTTTTGCGGAATACACTTCATTCTCATCATCAACATTAAAATCTATTGTTGAGACAACAGAACTTGAAGCGCGTATGACTATAAAGCGCCTAAATCCTAATGGTGAAGAAAAATCAACAGCAGCCATGTCCATTGGTTCTTTAGCTCATGATGCTATCCTTCTTGGTGGTAGCTCACTGTATGAAATTGCCCCGTTTGATAATTGGAGAACCAAAGACTCTCAATCTATGAAAGCAGATATTGAGTCTAGGGGGAAAATTGCTCTCAATAATTCAACGTGTTCAATAATTGATGATGTGAAAGCCATGAAAAACCGCCTTCATGAACAGTTATCAGAACACAAAGACTTTCACGGCATCATGCAAATAGGCGCAGGTGAACAGTCTGGGTTCGCGCTTGATGGTGAAGTATGGAACAGGGTGCGTTTTGACTGGCTTGAAACAACGCATGAAAACCTTATTGTTGATTATAAAACAACCGCCTTATCTTTTGATAATTGGGAAAAGAACTATCTTTGGAAAGAATCTTATATGCAAAACCCGCATTACCGAAGAACTCTAAACATTATCAATGGCGATGGCGCAAAACCCGCAAGGTTTATAAATGTTGTGCAACAGATCACTGCACCATATTTAATTCAGATAATTGAAATTGATGAATCATGCCACGAACAGCTTGATGGAAGATACATGCTTGCTCGTAAAAAGCTTACAAACTGCTTGAAAACTGGAAAATGGCGCGGTACAGCTCCTTATTTGGCCTCTTCATATCCACCGCCTTGGATAGAAAATAAGTGGGAGTCAGATGTCATGAACGAAGAGTTCATCGCAGAGCGTGAAAAGAATGAAGTTAAACAGGAATCCGTAGACGTTACGGCTGCTTGTTAGGATTGGGATTACCCGATAGAATTCCAAGCGAAAGCATGTGTTTTGATCCAAAGTCTATAAAAATTGGACGATGGGGAGTGCAGCAAGTAGGCTGAGTTGCAACGGCGATTTGCATCGGGGGAACGCCACCTGAAATCAAGCGTGACTGTTGGAGAGACAACACAATGCGTAACTGCGTAAAATCCCCCGCCCTTGGGGATTCCAAACAAAAATGGGTTCTTCTTTCAAAGCGAAAATAAAGGAAATTAAAATGCCATATGTCATTAAACAGGCACAGCCAATCACTGACCGTCTTTTACTTGCGATTATAGGGCCACAAGCATCAGGAAAGACCACAAGCGCACTCAGGATAGCCACTGGCATCGTGCAAGCCACTGGCGGCAAGATATGTTTCATTGACACGGAAAAGAAACGCGCACTTAGATATGCAGGATCGTTTAACTTCGATCACCTTGAATTAGACCCTCCATTCTCACCGACACGATACCAAGAGGCTGTGCGGTTCGCAGAACAGCAAGGGTATGGCGAAGGTGATGTCCTTGTAATTGACAGCGCTACTCATGAACATGATGGGCCGGGCGGCGTTCTTGAGCTTCATGATGAGTATATGAAGTCAAAGAAATATAACCCAAAATTCAATATGCTTGGCTGGAATCATGCGAAAAAAGGAAGAAAGAGCTTTATCTACACTACTCTTCAAAGAACGCCCTGCCATGTCATATTGTGCTTTAGAGCCAAAGAGGATCTCAAAGAAGTCAAAGAGAATGGTAAAACTAAATACGTGAATAATGGATTGGCCGCAGTAGGGGCAGATGAATATTTTTACGAAATGGACATATCTATTGTTCTGCCTCTTGGAGCGATGGGGAAACCAGATTGGAGCGCAAAACAATCGCGTATCAATGAATACGGCAATGGCCCTCTGAAAAACCTCCTTTATAACACTGACCAGATCAGTGAGGATACGGGCAGGGGATTGGCTGAGATATCTTCTGTTTCAAGTAAGGTGGAAACACCAGAGCAAAGATCAAATTTTATCGCTAAATCTGTTTTATCTTGCATACAAAGTAGTTCTGATTCAACTGGCCTTTATTCAGTCATGGAGGATAACCAAGATGTCCTTGATGAATTGAAGGATCTCTCACTTGCAGCTTATGGTTACGTTATTGGTGAATACGACAAGAAAAAAACGTCTTTAGGGGAATAAAATGAAATACGATAAAACACCATTTTTTGATGTAACACGAAACTATCAATTTCCAAACTTGGATGAATTGTACGAAGGTTTATTGACCGTAGAAACAGAAGGAAACGCGTAATGTATAAAAAAAGAGCAATGATTGAAGATTCCTTAAAAGCCCACCACAACAGGCTTTTCATAAGCTATATGTTGCAGAATGCCGTGGTATTTGTGGGTTTCTTGGTGGGTATGGCTTGGTTGGTGGTATCATGAAAACCTTCGACCACATAACAAAACTAAAATACATTCAACGTGCAAAAGACCTCCGCGCGCAAGATGAAATCGTGCAAGGGCAATACTGGCGTGATGGTAAAGGGTGTTGTATTGGGTGCTTGTCGCACACAGATGAAAA